TGTCTTAGCTGATGTAACACCAGTTCTGAATTTATATCTTACTCTTAAGTAGTTCTGTGTGTTGAATGTTTCAGTAGAACCTAAGTCTTTCTCATTGATAGTACCGTTAACATACAGGTCATTAGCAAAGAGAATATCTCCAGCAACATAACCACCACCGTCTACTCGTAAAGCACCGTAGTCGGTAGAACCAATGATATAGTTGTTACTACCATCAGTGGTAATTGTAGGTGTGTCTGTAGATTCAAAGTGAATAAGACTTGCTACATTTAGAGTACCTTCAATATCTGTGTTACCAGATGTACTTTGTACAACAAATCTATCAGCAGATCCATTGTTTAACTTAAGTGTCTTACCAGTTGTATCAATGATAATGTCATTATGTGATGTTGTGACACCATCTATTTCAACGTTTGCGTTAAGGTCTGTCTTACCATCAACGTTGAGTGTAGTGTCAAAGTCCACCCCTTGCTTAACGTTAAGTGTCCCCTCAGTAATTGTATTACCATTATCGGAATCGACAACGAACTGAGTAGCACCAGCATTATTCTTAACTGCAAATTCTTTAGCATCAGCTTGAACGTATAGATTATCAGTTACAGTTGATTCAAGTTGTACATCAAGAGTTCCCTCTATAACAGTGTTACCATTGTCTGTATCAACAGTAAACTTATCTACTCCAGCAGCATTCTGTACTGCAAACTCTTTATTATCTGCCTTTACAATTACATTATTATTAACTTCTGTCTGTCCAGCGATGGTAACTGTACCACCTACGTGAGCATTTTGAGAAAGACCTAAACCACCAGTTACCACCAACGTCCCCGTCGTGGTTGAGGTTGATCCTGTGTTTGTTGTGAGTCTGAGGTTACCAGCAATGAGAGGAGCGTCAGTGCCAGTGAAAACTTCAGAGGTGTTAGTGGCGTTGAGGAGGAACCTAAACCCGCCAGTGCCAGACCATATGTTAGCGTCTGCGTAATCTTCGTCGTATCCATAGAAACCTACCCTCGCTTGTGAATCATAATAAGAGAACTCTACACCACGATCTTTATTATCGTCTGAACCTGGAGCTGTGTCTCCACCAAGTACAAATATAGGATCGTCAATTGTAACTACAGTACTATTAACTGTTGTTGTAGTACCATCAACTTGAAGGTTACCACGAACTTGAAGTGTTCCAGATGCAGTATCATCATCACCTGGATCTAATACCATAGTAGCATTAGTGCTACTTAAAACATTATCTTGGAACTGATATCCTTCTACAAGAACTCTATTAGATACATTAGTAGCAGAGATTGTAATATCTTCGTCTGCTGTGATGTTAATCTTTGCAGTACCTGAACCTGCGTTCTCTGAGATAATATCCAGAGTCCTATCAGTAGCAGAGTTTACATTATGATGGATCTTAAGAGATCCAGCAGTCCTTTCAATAGTCTGCAATGGACTACTGCCAGGTCTATCTAATTTAATAGACGCGCCACTAATATTAGTGTCAACATTAATGTCAACCCCACCAGCACCAGTATTATCGGTGTTATTAGCACTGAAAAGAAGACCACCAGAGGTGTCATTAACCTTGACATAGTTAAGGTAATCAAATCCAGTGTTACCAGTGGCAGTAGTAAGTTCATTATCTAATTCAAAATCCTGAACGGTATTACCGTCAGTGAATGTAAGTTTATTATTTTGTAGCTGTGTATTATCAACACCAGCAAGAGCAATAGTTACGTGACCATTAGCATCAACGTCAAAATCTTCTTGTGCAAATGATGCAAGACCTTTCTGTTCTACACCAACGTTATTAAGGAATCTCCATCCACTTACATCTCCAGTGGTATGAGCAGGTTCTCCACCACCAGCAGCAATATCTTGGATTGCCTGATATACCTTAGAATTTGCTTCTAATATGGCATAACGGCTATAGGTTGTACCAGCATTATAAGTATCGTACTTAGAACCCTGTGTTGCTGTGGCAATAGGTACGTTCTCTGCTAAGGTAACACGACCATATCTATCAACACTAAACTTAACAGCGTTAACAGTTTCTGTACCATATGGTTCTGAGTTACCACCAGCAGAATTAACAGATGTTAATGATTCAACGTTATATGAACCAACAACAACTGCTGTGTCAGCAAGGTCAATAAATGGGTTCTGTGAACTACCATCAGGTACTGTAAATATTAAACGTCCAGCACCACCAGTTAATGTTCTGGTCATCACGTTACCAACAGAGGTACGTGTAAGAAGACCAAGTGATGTTAAGCCAGCAATTGCTGATAACTCGTCGTCAAGAGGTTGAGCATCAGTAATACCATAATTAGCAAGAGTAGAAGCAAGCTCAGCACCAATAACACGCCCCTGACTGTTAACACGAACCCTAGTATAGAGTGCATCAGCATTAGGGTTGTTGGGATCATAATGTGGAAGAGTTGTGATTAGAGAGAGGTCAGTAGTAAGTTCTAAGTTCTGAGAACCATCAAAAGAACCTGATCCAGTTACTTGTCCAGAGAGTTGGATCTGACGTGCGTTAGCAAGACGTGTTGATGTTGAGGCATTACCAATTAGAGTTGCAGTGACAGCACCAGCTTGGAAGTTACCGTCAGCATCCCTTTTAACAAGTGTATTAGCAGCGTTTGATTCTGTTTCTAGTGGTCGTTCATACTTTAGTGAGTTCCACGGTGTAACTCCATCACCAATTTTGATACGCGACGTATCGATCTCAATTCCCAACTCACCTTGTGCGAGAATGGGGTTGATGTTCGCCCACTGTTGGGCACCATCACGTCGTAATTGTATTCTATTTGCCATTGGTTAGGTCTCTAATCTGCACGGACAATATGCCTCTCAAGATATTTATAACCGTAAAAAAGGGACTCTTGCGAGTCCCCTTCGTTTATTCTTCTGTGGTGACCTCGTTAACTTCCTCTCCAGGTTTGAGGATATACTCTAAAGTCTCGATCGCTCCTTGCAGTTTTAGTGCCTGTTGTTCATTAGATCGAATCTTTTGAGCCATTTTTTGGTTCTCTTCAACCATACTCGCTAATCGAGTCTTAAAATCGCCCAAGAGTTTTTCTTGATCGACGGTTTCAGGTTGGTCAGCAGTCATAATTTTGTCTCCAAGTTTTTAATGAGTAAGGACTTAATCTCTGATATCTCAGATTTTAGCACATCGAGCTCTTCTTGCATAGAGTCGATCTTGCCATCCCGTTTTTTACGTGCTTTAGAAGCAGTACCAGGGGGTGTTTCCTTTGTATTTAGTACCGCACCAGAACGGGTATCCCGTACCAGTTCGGGTTTACCCTTCACGTGTAAGTATCTATTAGAGGTCACTTAATGCCATTACTCGAAGGTTCTTAATCTCAGGAACATAAGATTGGTTCTTAGAAGTCATTATAACCTTAATCTGTGCTACGTTAAATTCAGAACCACTATAAGTATATTCCAAATCTCTTAGCAGATAAGCTTCAGTCTTCTGTACCAACTTATCTTCTATACCGTTCCCATTGAAGTATGTATATCCTATCTCACTGAATGCGAGAGATGTACCAACGGGTTGTATACGATACATAACGTAAATTTCAGTATCAGGATGTCTCCAAGCTTCAAACATAACCTTCAATGTATTAGCAGGTTGTAGAAGATTGACGACTTTAGTAATGTAAACAGCATCATTTAGATCACCACTATTCTTCTCTGCATTAGAAGCAGTAGAAGTAAGGTTATTAATTCTATTTGATGTTGTAATGAGTGAACAACGATCTGTGTCAACAACAGGAGTAATATTCTTATTCGCTGTACTCAATAATAGTTGCATAGTAAGTGACTTGGAACCACTTAACTTAGCATCCTCATTAACTTTAGAACATACAAGTTTAGGGAATGTTAGATAGTTGTCTTCATTAGCAATACAGTCAAGATATACACCATCATTAATGAATGATGCTTCATCAATATTATTACCATCAGTGATAGATGTTGCACTAACCGCATTCAAACGAGGAATAACATCTGTCTCTGGGAAGACATTCATCTGTAACTGAGGATAGAACTGTTCGAACTGAACGTTCTGTGTTGCAGTAATCTCAGAACCACCATTAGTAATACCATTGGTAGATACAGATGTAACTGCAACCTTATAAGAATCTAATGTAGGTGAACCGATAGCAGTATGTAACTTATTAATTTCTACAAGAGGAATGCCATCAAGGTTATAACATTCAACAATACTTAATGAACTGTGTATTAAAGCACTTGTTCCTGCTTTACCACGTGAACCTGAAGGTAATGTAATGATCTTACCATCAGCAGATATAGCACTATATTCAATGATCTCGTAGTGTTTTTGTCCTACTTCAGGATCACGAATTACCAGATAACCTGGGTTGCTAGTTCCTACAGCCGCACCATTTATTGTTGTATGGAATGCAGATGCATCATTAATGTGTAATGAGAATGTACCAGAAACACCATCAGATGCTGTCAAACCATTAGTATGGTAAGCAGAGTCGATGATAGTAGGAGCAACTTCAGAAATTACACCATCAAGTTTAACGTTGTTACCCTTATCGTGCATACAATGGTTTGCGTGCATCACTGTAATCTCAGTTGCTTGGTTATAGTATGAGATAGGAGCAGCAGGATAATCATTAATATCATCACCAGTTATAGATACACCACCAGATGCGATAGTACCAGAACCAGTTGTAGATCCATCAGTATCCTGAGTGATAGCATCACCAACAGCAAAGGTTCCTGTTACAGACTTAACTGAAACAACACCAGTACCAGATACCCATCCAGTAACCATAGCAGTTGCACCAGTACCATTTGTTAAGGTGTCATCAACATTGAATGTTCCTGTAACACCAGTTAGTGTTAGATCACCAAGTGATCTTGAAGATACTAATCTATAAATCCAGTTAGCACCAGACTGTACACCTTCTCTGAAGGTTCCATTTACATCATCAACAATTAGATAAGAGTTAGATGAACCTTGTACACCTTGTACAACCTGCCTGATAATAGCAGAAGGAACAGGTGATGTATCTGTCTGTGTGACTTCAGCACCAATAGTATAGTTTGCTGTATGGTCTGAAAGAATAATTTTGATTTGGGGTTTTAAAGTCTTAATTGGGTTGCTTCGTAGTTCGGCGATACCACCGTTACCAATCGCTAGTTCTGAGTTATTGAATACAGCAGTACCACTTGTATTCTCAGCAAACTCTGCTTTATAAAGGTTAAACTTAAGATCTTCGTACTGGTCAGCAGTCCACGTAGAAGCGTTCTGTGACTTGAATAGTACACCAGCATAAGGCTGTTCAGATATCGTTCTATCGTTAGTAACGTCATCCTCACCCATTCGTGAGATCCAAAGTTTGAATTCGTTAGAGTCAGAAAGAACAACTAAACAATATTCTCTGTTCTCAGTCACATATATTGGTGAGTTGAACGTGAACTTAGTTGCTACAGTTCCATTTTCAGATAAGTTTATCTGACTAGGAAGGAGAGTAACGTCACTGAAAGCAAGAACTTTAGTGGTAGGATAACCATTAGCCATCTCCCTAACTTGTACCGAGACTGGAATTCTCTGATCTTTTGTATTAAAGAATAATTCTGCACCTGTTAAAAACGCTCCTCCCTTAGATTCTACTAAGAATGACTGTGCTAGTGGGTCATACCAACCTGTGTCTCTGGTTGCAGTAGACTGGTCGTTAACAACTCTGTCTGATACAACTGTATCTCTTACAATATCTGCATTTCTAACTGCAAGGATGGTCTGTTGCTTGGTCTCGATAACTCCAGATGCAACATAATTAGCAGATGCAGCAGAGTCAACCTGTCCAGGAATCCTAGAGTCAGTATCAGAAGTTGTTAAACGAACGACACGAGTACCAGTTGCAAATCTTGGGTTAGTGGAAACACCTGGATTAGGTATCCACATAATGCCTTCCATATCACCATTAGTGTTTGCAATCAAACGCTTCGTCTTAACAACAGCACGTGCACCAGAGGTTTGTCCTACAAGGATCTCAGTCTCTAATGGGTTACCATAGAAAGAACCAGCAACTGTCTCAGACATTGTTTGAGTATCAATGTTGAGTAATGGTGTAGTAGATGCATAAGATGTTGGTAGTTCACTCTGATCATAAGGTGATAGTCCATCATCAAATCCTGTCTCAGGTGTAACTATCTTAAGTCTACATCCAGATGTCTGTCCAATAACAGTTTCACCAGTAACAAATGGTGTGTTATTAGTACGAGTATCATCGACTGGGTTCTTAATAACCTCAATCAATCTTGGTGTAGTATAGAAGTTTACATCTACGTTATCAATGAAAGAATAGAATCTTGTATTAGGCTTAAGACGCTGAATCTTAAATGCAACGTTTCTTGAACGAATGAATGGAACTACTGTTCTTTCAATCGTCTTATCTCCTAATGACTGACGGTCAACACGTGGAGTAATGATAGTTCTAATACCAGATCTTGTCTGTGATCTAGTAGTACTAGTTGTGGTTGTAGTGATCCTTCTAATATATGGCCAAGAACCTCTACGCATTGTTCTGGTATCTGTTCTACTGGAGTTAGAAGCCCAGTTAGTTCTCCAAGAGTTCCATTGAGTTGGAACGAAACCTGTGTTAGTGTCTCCACCAAATCTTTGAACCTGTGCAGTGAAGTCACCTTCTAAGTTTACAACTTTGTCTGGAGCACGACGTGTATCTACCCAGTCATCAGATGATGGGAATAAATCTAATCTACCAATGTAAGCAAACACGTTGAATGGGTTTACATTCTCTACACGTGATGCATATGGTTGGATAATAAATGCTTTCTCTTCATATGGAAGAGTCAAAGTACCAACATTATGAATTTGAACTGCACTAGATCCACTAGCACTGTATTGTAGTGCTACGTTAGTGGTATAGTGAGAAGCACGTAACTTACCTTCTGCAAAAGATACAGCACAAGCAAAATCTTCGTGAAGTGTTTCTGCTGAATCGAACGAACTGAAGTCATCTACAAGGAAACCATTCTTAAACTTATCGAATCCATCACTATCTTTAACAGATAGAGATGCAGTTTCTAATTCAAGTAGGTTCAATGCAGTGTAGTACTCAAGATTATCAACACGTCTTTCAATTAGACCGATGTCACGCATCGTGAAACGACGGTTGTTTTCTCTAACAATGTGTACTCCTTCTGGACCGTAACCATAAGGTTCGTGATACAGAGTAGCAAGTAACATTGCATTATCAATATTTGCAGGTATGTCATCAGACTCACCTGGAACACCCCTAACGATCTTGAATTGTTGCTGATCAGTTAAGAATAGTTTGTCAATTCTGCTGACATAATAGTCATAGTCACAACGGAAGTCAGACTCTGGCTTAGGAATGTCAATAATAGTAGCGTTATTTGATACACCACCAGAGGAGAATCCTCTATCTTTAAAGTCAAGTGATGCACAGTTAACATAGTATGGTGATCCAACAGTACCTGAACCTGACAATACAGGAGTTACAGCAGGTCTAAAGTCAAGAACATCTCTGAGTTCTCTAGTTTCACCATTAAATTGAATACTTGGGATGTTGGAATAATCGATACCAACATAGGACTGTGCAGCAAAGTAGTCACCCGTTGCTTCGTGGGTGAATCTGTTGAACACAATCATTAACTTACGAAGAGGTGCACTAGCAGAACTGTATCTTATTAGTTTACCAATATCATAATAGTGACCTAACTGGTTAGGATCAAGGTAGAAGTTGTCAGTAATGTTACGTGAACCATTGTTAATAGATCCATCAGCATCATTAACTAGACCCATAAGAACATTTCCAGCAGCATCGAAACCAGTAATAGTTTCACCTAGAGCAAAGAAATTATCGTTCTCGTAAACAAAGTGGCAGACATATGAAACAGAGTTAAAGTTTACAACTCTTGCCTTTGCCTTAGATGTTGCACCTTCTATCACAGTACCTTTCTGGAAGATGGTGGCATCCTGCATCGTTAGATGAGGAATAATAGCAGCATTATCATCATTAGATTCGTAGACAGCGTGAACCCGATAGACATCAGTAGATCCCAAAGAAACTTCTTCGTCCTCAATACGTGTTCCATAAAGTGAACCGTATGTTAAACCATATTTGATGTTGTCAGAAGAGTTAGCAGTACGCTCAACCTTCATAACTTCCATCTCAGTAGCATTCTTTAACTTCTTCTCTGCTTGGTTCTTAGAAACTGATGTAATCAATCTTGCAGATGTAACACCAGTAAGACCTGTTACAGTCAAAGATGTTCTAGGTGTACCAGTTGTATTAAATGTATGAGAGCTCTCCATATCAATCACTGTTCCTGCTGTAGGAGCAAGTGATACTAACTGATAATGATCCTTATCATATGCAAGGAACTGTTCATCAGCAGGTAGAGAGATTGTAAAGTCATTAGCACCAGTAACAGTTATATCATCAAAGGCACGTGCAACGATTGCTGATTCGTCAGCAATTGACTTTATAGATGCTTTAGGCATCTCAATCATAAGGTCAGCAGTCTCATTATCATAGATTTGAGGTCTACGACGAACTATGAAACCATAGTTAGCAGCAGCAATAGCGTTACCACTATATGCAGCAGATGTAGCACTAGTAATCTGATTATCAATATTAGTAGAAACAATACTGATGAGATCAATTTGCTGCTCATCAGAACCATTAACGGTTAAAACATCACCTGGTCTTATATCCAATGTGAAGTTTGACTGTGTACCAGTTAGGGTACCAGTAGCACCACTAGAACTAACGTTAAAGTTAGTACCAGCAATAACTGTTTCTTGATCTAATAAGAAGTCTCCAGCAAAGATGATAGCGTTTGTATCAGGGTCTTTACCAGTTATACCCTTAGCATCAGTGATTTCGTACTTATAGTAATCACTAAGAGTACCAATTTCTACACCATCACGCTCAATAACTTCACCGTCTCGGAAAGTACCATAGACTTGGTATACCTTAATTAGATCTACACCGTTGTAATCGGCTTCTACAAATGCTTTTGCTTTGGAACTACGTCCTCTAATAACGTGTCCCTGTGCAAGAGTTACAGCATTACTCAACTTCATCAGTGTTAGTGGCTGTAAGTCAAACACATATGCTTTAAATACGGTTGCCTGAGCATTAACAGTAGTACCATTATGATACTCAAATGATGCAACACGTCCATAACCAATGATATTACCTGAAGCGGTTAGGTTATAGTTTGGTTTGATATCACGAAACTCAACAACTTGATAGTTCTCTGTGATACTGTTACCATTAACAATAGGTGAACCCTTCACATTATTCATCAGCATAAAGTTGCCGAGTTCAAATGGGATAATAGAGTTCTGTAATGCAACAGTTGTCCTTGATTTCTCTAGGTCAACATAGGTGGGAATAAGAGTTTCTGATTCATATCCTCTTACATACGCTTTACCTGGACCTACTTCAACTGAGAAGTGGGCAGTAGAAGACATTACACCGCCAGGAGATGTCTTACCAGGCAAATACACCCCACCATTGATACCGTCGTTCCTGTGCTCTCTGACACGCACGTCAAAGTCTCTTACGGTATAGTCACCAGACTCATCAAATGTCCTACGGGCAAGTTCCCTTGCCATCTCATTATATGCAGTTCTCTCTACAAATGTTTCAATCTGAGAATTATTGATTCTTAATAGTTCTATGAAGTTCTTATCTGTATCATCGTCAATAACTTTCTTAACAAGACTAGTTCTAATTCTAAATCTGTGTCCACCTGGAGCAGAGTAGTTAGAAGTACCAGTTGCATTGTCATTTAAACCAGGGTCATCTTCTGGAGTTACAATAGACTCGAAGATTTCTAGACCAACCCTATAAGATGGTGAGTTTGTATACTGATCAAGTATGATTGTTTGATCAACAACATCAACAAAATAACCACGAATGAAATAAACACCGTTAGTAATAGATGCAGTTGAACCTACAGCAGTAGAATTAGTAGGAAGTAACTGTGAGAATGGAGTTCCGATCTCAATCAAAGAACTACCATAAGTGATTTCAGACTCACATATTAACTGCTCATTATCTACAAAGCTTCCTGTAGAAGAATCTGCACCACCAGAAGTCAAATACTTTACATATAATGTAATATAACCACGCTCAGAAGTATTAGCAGGGATGGAGAAAAGAATTTTTGCCTTAACACCAGTAGTCAAACCACTGATAATCTTTCCATCTAACTGTTCTCTATATTGCTCAACGTCTGCACCTAAGAATGATCCTTGAAGTATAACTGCTTTAGCATCTAGGTCATAACCTATTTGACCTGGGATGACCATAGAGCCATCCTTAAACATATGCGAACCAAACGATTCAACCTGATTCTGCATCAGGGATTGCATAGTAGTAAGTTCTCTCGCTTGGATAGGATATCCAGGACGGAACAGTACTCTATAAAAGTTATTCGCCTTATCGAAATCGTCGAAATATGGCGATATATTCAGATTGGTATTCTGTGGCATTGTTTTAGAACTCTACTACGATCTTAATGTCCTCAATTTGGTCGCCAGCACGGGAGATTGCTCTCCTATTGTCTATGTAGATGACTTTACCTGAGTCCTTTTTCACTTCTGGTTTGGCGTAACCAGATGTAAATGACATACCAAGATCATATTCAGTGTTGTTAATAACACGTGTTGCTTCACCAGGAATAATTGGGAAGTTAATGTCTGGGTCGGCAGAGGTACCAGATCCAGATCCAACAACAGTATTACCTCCATCAAAGACAGTCTTATTACCAGAGATTTCAGGGAAGATACCATCAACTCTGTTCTGATAATATTTCAGAACCTTAGTTGTAGTATTCCAAGAAACAACTCGTCCTCTAGCAGTCACTTGCTGACCACCAATAGTACGAGTTTGAGTAATAATTTCATCAGTGTTAAATGAACCTGTGAAATCTGGAGAGAAAATCACAGCGTTTGTAGCAGACAAGGTAATTGCGTCTGCCAATTCTTCTGTACCGTACTTACTTGGATTAAGAGTCAATCCAATACGACGGTAATCGTTGTCAGTTGGGAAGTCACCTGATCCTTCATCATAGGTAAACTTCGTGTTAATCATTACACGAAAACCACCCAGTTCGATGGCTGGGTCTGATCCGTGTCCTCCCTTTGGAGCGATGATGACATCGATAGCACCGCCGCTACCAGTACCAGCACCAATACCGTTAATCTCATCAATAATAACCTTACCAAAAGAATAACTAGAACCACCAGAGGTTACAGTAGCACTAACAATGCGACCGCCGTCCACAACGACACTGATCCTACCGCCCGTGCCATCTCCCTTGATCGGGATATTTTCGTATGTACCATTGTTGTAACCAGAACCAGATGATTGTATAACCACTGTGTCAATCTCACCGCCAACGGCATCAGATTGTACAGCAGTATCTTGTAACACAGGCATATAATCGCCTGAGAAGAATTTCAGTACCTGACCGACGGGAATAGTAAACATATACTTCCAGCGATAACCATCGGCGGTAGTAATAATAGAAGTACTAGTTCCAGTAGGTTCAACTGTTGAAGGCTTTCCGTTAGGGTCGGAAGGTGAGGTACCATTGTAAATACACTTATACGCTTGATATGAAGAGTTAACAACATAGAAATCTGCGTCATAAAGTTTAGTAGCACCAGAAGAAGCAGTCTTACTGGATGAATAATCGTGACGATACATATCGTACACATAACCCAAACCACCAGTAGTTTGTTCTGGGGGTATCCAGTCGATACGACGTATAACCTGAACAGCGTCATTCGCTAGAACACGCTTCATCGAGATCATATCATCATAACTATCAGAAAACTCCTGAAAAGAATCTACAGGAGTAGGTGGGTTATTCTCATTATCCCATTCTTGAGGTCTGCCTATAAAAACATACAGACGATCACGATTCGCACCAGCAGCTATATCGCTCTGGTTCTTATCGGGACCTTCAAGCGATTTGATGAATTTTTCTGCGGTAAAAATCCTAAATTGATCGGTAAGTAATGCCATTGGCTGCTTGTGCCTTCCTCTTATTTATACTGGGTTTAATCAGGCTCGTTTCTAACTGCTGAAGGATACTCAATTCTTAGAGTAGTTCCTATAGCACCAGTCCCTGCACCAGTGATTAATTCATTTGAATTCCATAAGGAATTGCCATTATTTTCTACAATTGACTTAACAGTCAATGTCTTAGTTGCTGAGTCCCAAGCTTCAACTGTTCCAGTTATACCTGTGATAGAACCTGTTACGGTTTCATCAACGTTATAATACTGAGCAGCACCTGGATCTAGACTACGGAAGATAAATTTAACTTTTGCATAATGTAGATCTCCATCACCAAGTGATCCAGCAACGGATACTGTGGGTGATAATGGAGGAGATGAACCATCAGTCATTTGGTCACCAACTGCAAACAGAGTCGTGTTAGTACCACCAAGGGTTTCTTCAATACCATAAAGTGATACTGCTATACCACCATCTAGATTTATCTCACCTTCAAAATCTGTACCTGTGTTTATGATGTCAGGTATACCATCTCCAGCACCATCCAGTTCAAGAATATCTTCGAATGCTTTATCTGGAATCTCATTAAGTGGTACTGTTAAAGTTACAATGTTGTTTCCAACTGAATCAACAATGTTATGTGGAGCAACACCAGTAGCAGATGCGGATGAAACACCACCAGTAAAGTCAATCACCTGTGACTTAACTTGAGAAGAACCACCATCAATGAATGCTAATTCATCAACTTCGAATACAAGATACAATGAACGAGTTTCTGCAATCCAGTCATAAACACGAGCAATCTTATTGCTAGAGCTTTCAGTAGTTCTAGTAACTCTATCTCCTACATTAAAGTTGTATCCTGAGATACCACCTTGATCTGCAAGACCATCCAATACTACTTTCTGATCATATCTAAAGTTAAGGGCACGGTCACAACCAGTAAAGGATGTGAGTGTCTTTCCTGTATAACGAATAACCTCCCTACCGACTAGGATTTTACCTGAGCCTGGATAAGGAGCAGTTGTCTGTACATATACAGTCTGATCATTCTCATCAAGATCTTTAAGAAGACCTGTTATATCATAGAGTGTTGAGTTGAATGACTGTCTATTTCTAGACTCTTTTGTAAGGTCAGTGTTTCTAGTGAATAGAACTTGAGGATCTGAAGAGTAACCACCACCAGGATTAGTGATGTCTATACTAGTAATAGCACCCAGATCAACTGTTGCCTGTGCTTTACCACCAGATCCACCACCACCATTTAATAGAATAATAGGTGGAGTTTCATAGAACTCACCTTGATTAGATACGTCAATAGATTTAACGATACCAAATTCATCAACCTCAGTAACACCAGTGGCACCTTGACCTCCACCACCAGCGATAATAATATTAACATCACCTATCTCATAATTAGAACCAGCTTGTTCTAATGACAAACCAGTTACCAAACCTGTTACAGGACGTAGTTCAGCACCAGATCCACCACCACCCTTTATCTCAGCAGTAGTTTCATCAGAGAAGTACTCGTCTCCGTTAGATAATACTTGAATATATTGTATCGCACCAGCAGGTGCAACGATATTACCTTGAGAATCTAATTGATCTTCTTCCCATAATATTGCTTTTGCCTTAGCACCTATACCATTTCCTGCTGTAGTTATATCAATTCTAAAAGGATCATATCCTTCACCAGGATCAAGAACCTTGACAGCAGCAATCTGACCGTGTTCTATTATAGGTTCTAGAACAGCGTCACGAATTGGAGTACCGCAATTGGTTATCTTTAATTCAGGTGGATCAGAGCTGTTATAGCCAGCACCACCGTCCACCACATAAACGTCTCGAACACCAAAAATAGAGTTAAAGAGTGGTTCAATTTGCGCTCCTGATCCTGGGACTGTTCTGGTCATTTATCATTTTACGGTGATTGTGCCGTTCATAGCGGAGTGCGCTGTGCACTGATAATATAAGGTATTTGGTGCATCAAGTGGAACGGTTATAATTTGCATACCTGTGTTAGATCCAGAAACACCAGTTGTATACTCTGTACCAGATAGTCCAGAAGTAGACTGTAATCTTAATGGATGTGATCCACCTGCTTGATTGTGTAAATCGTATGTGAATCCTCTATGGAATACTAATGCTGCATTAGATACGTTAGTTCCTAATCCAGGTCCGTTCACTGTATATGCAGACGATCCTGATGAAGTGAACCTATAGAGCAATGTTGGAGATGGCTTATAGATGGTTGCATTATCGTGACCCTTGATAATAGATGCACCAGCAGGAGCATTACCGATCTGAGTCTGGAATCCACCACCAACTTCAGTGAAGTTAGTACCATCGTTAGCAATATCAAAGGTACCGTTAGTACCGATCTTCATTCTCTTAGTACCGATCTTGATCTCACCATCAGCAGGGAGTTCAAGGTTACCACTAGAGTCAATTTTCAATTTTCTGGTAGAACTACCAAATCTAATTTCTCCATCAGGAACCGTTAGGTTACCAGTTGAGTCCATTGCTAATTTGTGAGTAGTACCAAACTGAATCTCAGTATCTTGATCGAGAACTAGGTTATCATTACCATCAAACTTCAATTGCTTCTTAGAACCAGAAGCACCAAAACGTAATTCTGAACCTGTAACTTCTAGGACACCCGAACCATCAAAGAATAGTTTGTTACCACTACCAAAGTCTAAATCTTGTGCTCCAATATCAACCTTACCAGTCTCATCCTCACTTAACAGTCTATTCTTAGAAGTGATCTTAACTGGATTTGTTACAGACAATTCTTGAGATTGGTTAGCACCAGTAGCAGCTACTTGAATGTAACCACGTGCTGCACCTGCTTCAGCAGTGAATGAAGTAAAATCAACTTCTGCTTTGGCACCAGTTGAGTCTTCAATCTCTAGTTTGGTACCAGCCTTCATAGCATTGAAACGAAGTCTGAACTTCTCTTCTTGTGTAGAATCTTCAGATGCTAATTTAGAAGCAACGGTACGAGTAGCACCAGTGTCAATACTATTAACTGTATGAGGTTGCTGCTTCTTACGTTGCATCTCCTGTGTCACAGGATCAGTAGAGAGTGCAGTATCACCTAGCCAAAGAGAAGCGTTGACCAAGTAAGCATCCCTGAAACGCAATGTAGAAGAACCCAAATCAAATGCGTTATCAGTATTAGGTAGAAGATGAGTATCTATAACAACGTTACCTGATCCATTATTGGATAGATTGTTGATAGTTGAACCACCGCCACCACCACCTTGTAGATCGTCGCCTGGCTGCCAGCGAGCATTTGCAGTATTCCACTTAAGAACCTGTCCGTTAGTAACCCCGCTAACGTCCACGTCAGTAAGATTCGATGCTGCAAGTTGTCCCTCCGTAAACGTACTACCATTCCATTTAAGAACTTGGTTCGTTGAGGGTGAATTAACTGTTATTTGAAGGTTAGTGTTATCTCCAAGAGCCGCATATAACTCATCTACAACGTTGTTGAGTTTAATAGCACCATCTCGTAAGGTATCACCTGTTCCGTCATTGGCACTTACGCCAATATTGAGGTTCTGCTTAGCCATAGTAGGGGGGTTATTCTACAGTTTTATTTATGTAAGGTCGAATTCATAATTAGTTAGGTCAAAACGTACATTATTTCTAGTAAAGTCTGGATTCTGGTTGTCCCTATCAAATGGGACTGCCGTCATATCAAATCTACCAACAATACTATCCCATTTAAGAACGTTTGAAGTATCTGTTCCACCAGTACCACCAGTGACAGTTAGGATAACAAGATTGGATGCTAAAGGTGAGTTCTGTGCTTGCACAGGTGCACCAATAGGACCAGTAACGATACATCTGTATCGATAACCAGTCATATAAGCCAATGCTATTAATGAATATGATGCTGAGTTAGCACCAGTAATATTCGCCCAGGCAAAGCCTCCATCAGTAGAAACCTGCCATTGATATGCTTTAGTACCATCTTCAGGCTCAATTACAGCAATCAAACTAAAAGTTTGAGTACCACCATTAGCAATCGTGGCATTAGTTGGCTGGTTAGTAATAAGAATACTTGGTGCAGCAGGTGGATCTCCACCACCATCTCCACCACCAGGATCTTGTGCCTGACCAATACCTTGATTCGCTGGTATATTTAGTGTTTCTTTTGAAGAAAGACCAAATATAAATGGGAACTTAGGAGTTAAATAACGATTGGGTCTAACAGTAATTACACTAGAAGCACCCATTCCTGAGTGAGCAGTGCAATAATAATAGAGTGTTGATGGTGCATCAGATGCAACAGTTATCTCTGTCCAAGCACCAGCATTACCAGGAACGTTATTAGTTGTAACTCCAGTGGTGTATTCAGTTCCTCCACTATGAATTCCATCAGAATCAGCGGAGAATCTAAATGGATGTGTTAAATTAGTTGTATCGTGTTGAGTAAATCTATATGTGCTTCCCTTAATTAATTCTAAATTAGGTGTTTCCACACCATCAATGAAGAACTTACCATTTGATGTGGTGACATTGTATGTCTTACTCTCCGTTTCATCGTTCCAAATTGTTACAAAGTAAGCAAAAGTACCGTTTGGATACTCAGGAGTATGACAATAGCGACCATTATAAACATCTAAATGCCTCCCAGGTTTGTCAACGTTGTACTCATAGTCCTCCATCAACGCACCCTTGGGTGGATTTGCTGTTGTAGTACCATATGCAGGTCTATTTACAGCAATTGATGCATTCATTTGATACCCTGTCTCCATTATTACAGCTGGAGATGTATTATCTTGAGGTAAATTGTATCCGTATGGACCATATACAGGATACCCATCAAATGATAAACCTAAAATCTTTGAGTGACCGTCAGGGTGACGCATATTGTCGCCAACGTACTGACTTAAACCATAGTAATCATTATAAGCACCCATCACCTGATTGGATTTCCAGCAACTTATAAACTCACCATCGTGATAATGGTATTGATCATTCTCATTAGGATGACCTCCACAACTATCTTCACCGAAATTAACCATCCCAAAGTTAGCAGTCGCTACCCAATGGAACCCTACAGGAGGACTACCAAGATCTCCAGCAGAAGGATTGAAGAGTGCAACACCATTTGCTGCTATACCAACAATACCTAATGGATAACTTTGACTTGTTTGTGTATTATCTCCACCCCTATATGTAAAAGCGTGACTGAAAGTGTAAGTCGCTATTTCATTAGGGTTGTTTGCATTAGGAAATGTCCCACTAGTAACGGGATGAGGTAACCCATCACCCGTTACTGTGAGAATGTCATTACTTGGATTGTAACTACCGTTAGCTGCCATTAGTTATCATCGAATATTTGATCTGGGGTGAAGTTATCAACGGTGGTAGAACCGATGTTGATAGTCAGTATGGCAGATTGAGAGAGTGTTGGAGTTGCACCCGTAGATGTTAGTCCGACTCTAAATTCATCTCCACCGTCACCCTGGCTAGTAGCAGGTGTAGTGTAAGTAGGTGATGTAGCACCATCAATATTTATCCAAGAGTTAGTTCCGTAATCCTTCTTCTGCCACTGATAGTTAATCACTCCACCAGCAGGTGTAGTGGATGCTATTACAGTGAAGGAAGCAGTCTGACCTTGGTTAACGGTTGTGTTAACAGGCTGTGACTCGATAGTGATGAATGCTTCACCAACAGGAGTTGATTCGCCAGGAGGTACGTACTCAGGGTGGTAAATGTCAATTCCACCATTAACTCCTGCGCCTGTAGGTCCTAAGAAGTCGTCTGCGACAGTAGTATTAACTCCCACAGATGGTTGTACATAACCTTGACCAGCGTTCTTAACGTCAATACGTGCGAGACCAACTAGTGCCTTGATCTTACCACCGAAACCAGAGGAGGAAATTACATCAACGTTTGGACGTGCAGTGAAACCATCACCAGAGTTGGTGAGGATTGCTTCAGTAATACGACCTCTTTCAATGTTTGCAAGTGCTTGTGCGTTACGTCCACGAACAGATCCAGTGTATTCGAAGGTAATTAGTGAGTTAGAAGACTCAATTAGAGCAACAGTTCTTTCAAATTCTTCACCTTCAATTGCTAGTTTGTCACCAGTTTCGATAGGTGGTACGACTGTAGCAGCGATAACGTCAACATCAGAACCAATGTAGGAGAATGCAACGAATGTTGAACCCGCACGAGGGACTTCAGAGAAGATTATACGTGAACCAACCAATTCAAAACCGATACCTGGTTCCTGAATAACACCATTTAACTGACAAACGATGTTGTTCTCAGGTCTAATCGTGTTGGACTGTACACCTTCAGTCAATGTTAGTGAGTAGAATACTCCACCCAACTTCAAGTTGAAGGAATTCCTCAAGGAGTCGAAGTCGAATGAGATGTCATCTAACTGTCTCAACTTACCTACGTAAACACCGTGGAATGTTGAGTTAATTGCAGGTGCTTCAGTGAACTGAATGTTATCAGAGAATGCAGTGAACGCTAATGAACCGCCTGGAGGCTGTAGGATTCCGTTCACGAAGATCATCATATGACCTGCGGGATCTGGGAAGTAAGCAGTACCGTTGTCTTTGGTTAACTTGAAGTTTGTAGTCTCACCATCAAATCCTCTAAAGTATCTTCTTACGCGACCACGTAGTGTCTTAGCAACGGAGCAAGCACCTCTAAATCCGTAGTCACCAATGATTTGTGCATTCTTAACAAAATCTCCAGCAGTATCACCTAAGTGAATGATCGCACGTAAACCAACCTGTTCAATCTTCTCGATTCTACCGTAAGCAGTTGTTGGAGTAATTACAACAGCAACAATTGCAGATGTGTATACACTTGGGAAGTTAGATCCAGGAGGGATCTTAGCAAGTTGATAAGCAACATCACCACCGATTACAGTTAGATCATCACCAATAGCACTAAATCTACCGACCTCATTTGCGAGGTAAACATACTTGTTAGTAGTATCGTGCTCAGTAACAACGAATGTGTGTCCAACACTCTGACCTGCGTTCTGAAGTTGTATAACATCACCAACCTTGAATGTATCATCTACACCAAAGTCAGTAATAATATCTGCATATTGGAACCTAGTGATCTCTGTTGAGTGTAAGTATTCACCAAATCCAGGTAGGACGTTGAATGCTTCAACCTCAATAATCTGATCTGTGACAGAACCGTAGATAACGTCATTAGCATTGAAGTTACCAGTAACAGTCTCAATATCAAATGTTACACGACCTGACTGGTTATCAAGTAGAGCACCATCATTATTTCGTACGATAAGTGCATTTGCTCTACCAGAATCTTCCTTGGAGAACAAGATATCAGTAGCAATGAACTCACCCATTCTAAAGTTAACCAACATTAGTTTGTGCGTAGAAGCACCAACAGTTGCAGTAGCACCAGATGTAGTGCCTTCGATAAGATCAGCAGGAGATAAAGTACCACCTGTGATAATAACCTTCATATAAGTTGCATTATCTGTTGCGAGAATGGTTCCCTTGTTAGCGGTAGCACCAGTCTTAACAACTTCCTCACCTTGTACAAAGACCTCTGGATCACTAGTAACAGTTATTGGTAAGTATGTTGTATTATAAAGAACTTCAGCGTGGTTATCCTGAACTCTGATTACTTCAGCATATGCTCCAGAGGTAGCACCAAAGAATATATCAGCAGGTTGTATACCACCAGCAATAGGTGTCGGTACATTACGCTCACCAAATGTTGATGTTGTACGTACAATACCTGTCTCATCATTTACAGAGAAACTATGAACTTGCCCTTGAGTACCTGGAGTTAGTGATTCAATCTTGTCTCCATCAATATACTCTGAAATCCATATTAGATTTTCAGTAGTATCAGGGTGGATATAATAAATTGTCCTATCTAATTCATTAATAGCAGCACCTAGAACTGTGTAAGTAACACGATCGTATGGTTCGAATATATGTCCTAATGGTGCATCAATAGAACCATCAGGATTAACATCTGTACCAACGTCTATACTATGCTTAAGGAATAATGTGGGTAGAGTAGAACGATTTAATGCAATATCAATTAAATGATATAGTTGATTAATCTTATGTACAGCAGTTGCTGTAGGACGATATTCTATATTCTCATATGGCACCTCTTGGTTATAAGCACCAGGATTAACACAATCCTGTTCGATTGTATTAACAATAAACTCTTTAGCAGCTTCAGCGTGGAAGATGATATATGTTCTGAATATATTCTGGAACGCTACGAAGTTACCCTCGGAATCAAACCAGCTATTAACTAATTCAAGAGTCTTGATGTTACCATCAGTAATTAAATCATATATGAATGCCTTACGGATATCTGCACCGAAGGACTCATCACCTGTATATCCTGTATAATTTGACTTTGTTTTGAAATATGCTTCACGATCAACATACTGATCATTAAACATCAGAAGTCTCGCTGCCTGACGATACATCTCAGGAGCACGACCTAATGTAGACTCAATCAATTCACCTAGAACACGAGCAGCAGATGTCACGTTGTAACAAATACCACCACCAGACTGCAATGCATTATTTGTTGCTGGAGCGTTCCTAGTGACAGATTGGTTGGTAAAGTAATTACCACTTCCTGCAGCCGCAGTCTTAATAACGTTAATTGGATAATCAAATAATTGAGTAACAGAAGATGCTGTTGCATTACACTGACCACTACCAGCCATATCATAAGTTATTGTTGTATCACGAATTGCAGCACGTTCACCCGTTAACGGCCATTCGCCTGGTAGAGTTCTTGCAATACCAGCAATGTATGCATCAGGGTTACCTGCACCAGAACCAAATAGATTGATAGGAATACCCATCAATGTAGTGATAGAAGATGCTTGGTTAGAACAACGTGCAGCACCACTACCTGTGTAAGTGGTTATAGAGTTAGATCCAGCAGATATAAATGTGTGAGCATAAGCACCACCAGTATGTACTGCTGCTCTTCTTATTCCTTTAGTAGTAGCACTTACAAATGTGTGAGTTGTGGTGTTAGTTGATGGAGCAGAGTTTAATACCTGTACATCAAATGTATCTGTAGCAACATTGCTAATAGTCATAACCCTATCAGCAAATGGGTCAGTTGCTCTTGGATATGGGTGCTCAGTATTATTACTGTCTTGTGTACAAGTAAAGACTAAAGACTCTCTATCAAGGATAATACCATCACCATTTTCCCAACCGTGATCAGGTACTGTTAACTGCATAACACCTGTTGTTGGGTTGTAAGAAGCGTTAGTTACAGTTGTCCTAGTAGGACCTTCAAATTTATGAGCATAAAGACCACCACTACGTACTGCCATTCCAGTAGAACTTACATACTTATGATCGTAGGTTCCACCACCGATGATTTGAGGTTTGCTGATTGAATTAGCAACAGCAGACTGGAATACGTGTGTTGTAGTGTTGGTAGAAGGTGTTACATCTAGGATCTTAACATCAAATGTATTAGTAGTTACATTAGAAATCTTAAGCATTCTTCCAGATGCAGGGTCAGTAGCACGTGGATATGCGTGATCTGACGCTTGACCATCTTGATCGCAACGGAATACCAATGCACTATCAGCAATCTTGATGTACTCACCGTTATGGAAGTTATGACCATTAATAGTAAGAGTCATAACACCCGTTGTTGGGTTGTATGCAGCACCAGTTGGTGTCCAAGTTGTAGTACTACTTACGAAGTTATGAGTTGTAGTGTTAGAAGAAATACCAACGTTGACTGTAATTGTTCCATCTGGACGTGTAACTCCACTAGTTGTAGCAGATACGAACTGATGAACAGTCTTATCAAGGTTAGCGTGTCCTACATAAACATCAAATTCATCTGTAGTTACGTCAGAAATTGGTAGATACTCATCATATGAAGGATCATTCGCTCTAGGATATGAATGATTTGTTGTATTATCATCCTTAGCACAAGTGAATGTGATGGAATTTTCAGCCATCTTGATCTTATCTCTTGAAAGTTCAAGTCCACCAGTAGTTGCAGATACAAATGTATGAGCAGTCTGGTTAGAAATTGGACCTCTACCGAAGAAATTACCAACGTTAACTTCAAATGTATTGGTACTTGCGTTAGTAACAACTAAGAAACGTTGAGATGCAGGATCACTTGGTCTTGGATAAGAATGGTTTGTAGCATTACTATCTTGAGCACAAGTGAATGTCAATGAATTATCAGCAATTCTAACTCTGTCACCTTCAACAAATCCGTGACCACCACTTGTTATCTTCAACATACTGCTTGTTACATCGTAAACAGCACCAGTTGCAGTCTTAGTAACAGAGGTAGTAAACCCGTGATTCGGTATGGTGAGTCTCATCACACCAGTGTTGGGGTTGTATAGAGCACCAGTTACTGTATGAGAGGTATAACCAATAGTATCAATGTTAAGACCACGCTGATAGAATGGATCCCTCTTATGGATCATTCCATTAGAAGCAATACCAGTATTTGCGTGTGTGTAAATACCACCACCTCTTATAGCAGATCTAGTAACACAGTTAGCAACAGCACTTATAAATGTGTGAGCAGAGATGTTAGTAGAAGGTGTAACATCAAGTATCTTAACGTTGAATGTGTCAGCAGTTACGGTACTAATTGGCATCCACTTATCCCAGAATGGGTCTGTCTTACGTGGATATGTGTGGTTAGTAGCGTGACTATCCTTATCACAAGTAAATGTGAGTGACTCTTCAGCAAACTTAACCATATCACCATCGTTATAACCGTGACCAGTTATAGTCACTGTCATTACACCTGAGACAGGATTGTAGTTAATCGCAGTAGGTGTCTTACCTACCTGTTGAATAAACTGGTGAACTGTAGTATTTGTAGAGGGTTGTGAAGCAAGAACTTGTACAGAAATTTTAGTATCAGTTACAGCAGTAATAGGTACAGCATTCTGATAGGTTGGATCTCCTAAACGTGGGTAAGTATGATTAGTCTGGTTACTATCCTGAGCACAAGTGAATGTTAATGAGTTAGCAGCAATACGAATACTCTGTCCAACAGTAAATTCGTGATGACCAATCTCCATCTCCATAACACCTGAAGTTGGATTGTAACTTACAGAGTATGGTTCAAATCCTACAGATGGTGTTGTTCCAACATTAACTTGGAATGTATTAGCTTGAACATTCTCAACAGGAATCCACCGATCGAAAGTAGGATCAGTTGTTCTAGGATATGTGTGGCTAGAACCATTGTTATCCATTGAACAAGTGAACGTAAATGCATTCTCCTTGAACTTAACGAAGTCTCCATTAGAGAATCCGTGATTGTTCTGAGTCAATGTCATCAATCCAGTTAGAGGATCATAAGCAGCACCAGTAGGAGTTGACTCAATCATCGCACCTCTTGGATACGTATGAATTGACTGGTTGCTATCTAATCCACAAGTAAATGATAATGAATTAGGAGCGATTCTAATATTGTCGTGTCTGTTAAAGTAATGGTTACCTATTCCAAGTACCATTGAACCTGTAATTGCGTTGAATGTAGCACTAGAAACTGTATGTCCAGTTGTAGGAGTAGCACCAACGTTAACGGTAACCCATCCAGTCTGTTTCTTCAATCCACCAGTAGTAGCACCAACATAAGTGTGAGCGAAGTTACCACCAGCAGAAATACCAACATTACAGGTGAATGTATTAGCATCAGGAGTAGAAATAACTTCTATCCAATGTCCTGCTTCTGGATCATCTGCTCTTGGATATGTGTGGTTAGTAGCGTTGCTATCCTTAGTACAATTGAATGTAATTGAATTAAGATCAAACTTAACTAGATCAGGTGCAACAGTAATTGTATTTGGATTAGATGCCTGGAATCTATGCTCTGATGTATCAGATACAGCACCATTAGTTTCACCAGTTCCAACATTAACAGTAAATCTATTTCTATTTGCCTTGCTAACAATCAACCATTGATCATAAGCAGGGTCAGTTGTTCTTGGATATGAGTGATTAGAACTGTATTGATCTCTTGCACATCTGAATGTAATAGCACCTTCAGCAAGTTTAATGCTATCACCAACTACAATATTATGATTTGCACTATAGATCTCCATATCACCTGTTGTTGGATCAAACTTGGCGAAAGTTGGAGATGCTGTACGTGCAGCTCTGAATCCGTGGTTAGCAATAGTACAAGATAAAATACCACTTGTAGGAGTATAAGATGCACCAGTAATAGTATGAGATGTAGAACCTGCTTCCTTCATCTGTAAAGCAGTGTTTCTAGCAGGATCAGTCATACGTGGATACACGTGCTCTGAAGCGTGACTGTCCATATCACAAGTGAACTTCAATGACTCATCGTGAATCTTAATGGTTGTTCCTTCCATTAAGTTATGAGCACCAACTTTCAGTTGCATATCACCAGTCTCACCATCATAAATGGCATCACCAACGCTATAGAATATAGCAGGAGATTTACCAACATTGACAGTAACAGAACCAGACTCTAATTCAATACCTTCATCAGAAGCAGATATAAACTTGTGACTGTAATTACCACCTGTTGTTACACAATTGTTAGTTGCAGATACAAATGTATGCTGTGTTTCATTAGTAGATGGAAGTACTGGAAGAACGTTAACTGTTATAGAAGTTGCAGTTGTACCAGTAATAGTCAAAGGATTACCATATACAGGATCAGAAGACTTAGTAATGCAGTTAACAACAGCAGACTTGAATAGGTGAGTGTAGTTACCACCAGTTGTTATACAAGCAGGTTCTGCACTCTTGAAGATATGAGCAGTTGTGTTAGAAGAAATACCAACATTAACAGTGATTGTATCATCCTTCTTAATAATTCCATTACTCAATCCACTAACGAATGTGTGGTTAGTTGTATTAGTAGATGGAATAGTATCCAATACTTGAACAGTAAATGTAGTTGAACTACCAACAGACTGAACTTGAATCCACTTATCACTAATTGGGTCAGTTGCTCTTGGATATGCGTGGTTAGTAGCACCACCATCTTCAGCACAATTAAATGTTACTGCACCATCTCTTAACTTGACATAATCACCAACAACTAATCCGTGAGCAGCAGATGTTGTGATATTAATAATACCAGTAGCTCCACTGTAAGTAGTACCAGATGCAGCAGTCAAAGGAGTACCTTCGTACTTGATTTCGACTGAAGAATCAAATGCTTGGTCTTTCTTAGCAGTTAGAGAACCAGCAGTAGAGGAAACATAAGCGTGTGTGTAAATACCACCAGCTCTAAATACTGCTCTTGAAATACTATTAGCAACAGCACTTACAAAGTTGTGAGTTGTAGTATTGGTTGAAGGTATATTCTCTAGAACTTGAATACTAAAGGTATTAGCATCGATGTATGTAATAGGTACAAACTTATTAGATACAGGGTCAGAAGCACGAGGATAAGCGTGATTGGTTTGATCACTATCTTGACCACAAGTAAAGGTTACTGCACCATCATCAATCTTGATATATTCACCATTAACAACACCGTGGTTAGTAACACTAAGAGTCATAACACCTGTTGATGGGTTATATGCTGCTGATGTTGGGGTTAACTTAGTAGGAGCAACCCAAGTATGTGGAGTTGTGTTAGTTGAAGGAACAGTGCTTAGAACCTGAACTGTAATTGTAGTATCAGTAACAGCAGTGATGTTACAAGCAGTATCATAGAATGGGTCATCTTGAGTAGCACCACCTTGACCTGAAGCACGAGGGTATGTATGATCTGTAGCGTAGTTGTCAAATCCACACTTGAATTTCAGTGAATTTTGAGCTATTCTTACAGATGTACCAACGGTTAAGTCGTGAGTACCAATGGTCATAACCATCAATCCTGTTGCAGGATCGTAAGTTACAAGTGAAGGATCATAACCAACAGAAGGTGTCTTACCTACGTTACAAGTAAATGTTGTGTTACCAGTTACATCAATCTCCAACCACTTACCAGATACAGGGTCAGTTGAACGTGGATATGGGTGGTTAGAACCATTACCGTCCATAGAACAAGTAAATGTAATAGCACCATCAGCAAACTTAATCTTATCTCCATCCTGGAGACCGTGGTTAGCAGCAGTTGTAATAGTGATTATTCCTGTAGCAGGATCATAAGCACCGTTATTAATGTTAGATACTGTATAGGTTGTATCTCTTGGATATGGGTGAAGAGTTTGATGACTATCTTGTGCACAAGTGAAGGTTATGCCACCTTCAGCAATCTTAAGTGCAGTTCCAGCAGTAAGGCTGTGATCACCAATGGTTAGAACCATATCACCAGTAGAAGGGGTGTAAACCACATCTTTTGGTGTGAAACTTACAGCAGGAGATATACCTACATTAAAGGTGAATGTATTTGTAGAAACTGCTTCAATCTTCATCCAAGAGTTGTTAGCAGGATCATCTTGTCTAGGATAAGAGTGCTCAGAAGCGTGTCCATCCATAGAACAAGTCATTACTAATCCATCCTTCTCAACTTGAACCATCTCACCAACATTGAATCCGTGGTTAGCAACAGTAACAGTTAAGTGACCATTTACAGGATTATATGAAGCATCAGTTGGAGTTGCATTAACAGTTGTAATTCTTGGATATGTGTGGTTAGTAGCATCATCGTCTTCCTTACAAGTAAATGTTAAGGAGTTAGGTGCTAACTTAATATGAGTACCAGTTGTTAAACCGTGCACACCAAGTACAAGTTCTAAACCACCTGTAGTTGGGTCATAGTTTGCTTGAGATGGAGTAAATGTCTTAAGTGGTGTCTTACCAATATTCATCTCAAAGGTGTTCTTAGTTACACTTGAAATGGGTAAGAAACGTCCACTAGCAGGGTCAGAAAGTCTTGGATATGTCTTCTTGCTATAATGCTCATCCATATCACAACTGAATGTCATAGAGTCATTAACAAGTCTAATCTTGTCACCATTTTTGAATCCGTGACTAGGAACTGTAACATTCAGGAATCCAGTAACAGGGTTAAAGTTAGCCCAAGTAGCAGTATGGAATGTAGTTCCGATAGCTTCAATATCAATTGCTTTATCGACTACTGGATCAGTAGAACGAGGATACTTATGAATAGATCTATAATTATCCTGAGCACAACGATAATTTAACTCACCCTCAAGAATCTTAAGTGTTTGACCAGTCCTTAGACTATGTGATCCAATATCAAGAGTTAATAAACCTGTCTCTGGATCATAGGTAGAATCCTTAGCATCAAAGTTAACTCTCTGAGTTATACCAACATTAACTGTGACATCATTACCACTTACATTAGTAACTGGTAGTAATGAGATGGCAGCAGGGTCGGATGTTCTTGGATAAGAGTGTTGAGTTTGATGATCGTCTTGATCACAAGTGAAAACAAGTGAATTTGTGTTAATTCTAAGTGTATCGTTGGTAGTTACACCGTGTGATGCAGCTAAGGTTAAGACTAAAAGACCAGTTGCAGGATCATAAGTTGCTGCTGTTGGAGTATGTTGACCAGAAGCAGTCTGTTGATCGATAGTAATTGTCTGATCATATACTGGATCACCTTCTGTATAACCGTTAGTGGTTACCAATTGCTGTCTCATTACCTGAATAGCAATGTCACGTGCCTGTTCAAAGACGTACTTAACTTCAGTAGACTGAGAATTAATATGCTGAATAGCATTAGCATCAGTAATATAGAACTCAGTTGCATACCATAGTTTGTTGTTACCACCGTGCTTAAGGTTGAATACAGTTGCTTCTAAGATGTCAACAACGTCATCAACACAACTCTGATAACCATATCCACCGAAACCTAATGTTGGATACTGAGAAACAGCACGACCAACAGCAGTAGAAGCAATGAATCTTATATTTTTCTCTATTTCATTACCAGCATCATAGAACTTGTTACCAGCTGCTCCATCTCCTGCGGCATTAAAATCATAATTGTTCCGTGGAGGATTAGATGCTTCATCAGGGAAGGGATTAAACCCTAACTTGTTCTGGATGGCGAGTGCTGACATATCTCTAGCCATCTTCATAGCAAAGAGAGTTTCTTCTGTCTCGTCAGTAACGTGCTTCAATCCATTCTCAGTATTGAGATATAACATAGAAGCATCATATACAGCAGAGTTAGAACTAAATCTAAGGTCGTGAATAACACCTTGAATTACATCAACGATATCATCTTCACAATGGTTCTTACCACCTTTAACACTGAAGTTTTTGTGCTTGAATGCAGAACACTTAAGCATAAGAGCAACTGCTTCACCAGCAATAGCACGCTTGTTAGTTTCAAGCATATCAGCAGCATCTAATTGACGCTGAGAACCTGCATAGATCTGATTGTCGTGTGTGAATGTTGGTTCAGTTGCTTGATCCTTACGATATGCAGCAATATCTGTATACTGGAACTGGAATAAGTCATCAATAGTCTGAGCATTCATTCCTGCAATATTAGCAAGGTTCTCAGAACGTGAGACAAGAGCATTTTGCAATGCTTTCTCCATCAACATCTTAGAATAACCAATTGCATCAAGCATTGGTAGCAATTCTTTCTCAACTTCAATGATCTTCTTCTGAGTATCTAAGTATTGATCGATTATGCCTTGTACATTAGAGTTACCGCCAGTTAATAGGTCACCAGCAATAGCAGGTATGATGTGATCTCTAAGGTCACGAACACACTTTTCACGACCTGGAGTACCACCAGGAATGTCAAACTTATCTTCTTGAACGAAGTTAATAGTTACGTTATACTGTTCTTCTAACCAGAAAGCTACTTCATCAGCGATACACTTACGGTTGAAGTATAGTAAATCAGCACCGTCTCTAAATCTATTACCTGTAGGACCAAGGACTAATAGTAAATTATCTACTATATCAGTGATAAAGGTCTGTATACCAGCAGCCGCAGGAGATGAGAAGTAGTTAGGAATACGAATACGTGTTGTATGCTCACCAGTTAAGTCATCAGCATTAGCAGTAATAACATCATTACAGAGTTTACCAACTTCTCTCCAAGCATAGATCGACTGAAGTAGTTCTCCATTAACGTGTGCTAATTGACCAGCCTGGTTAGCAAGATATCCTCTACCTGCAACGATGGTATTATAGTTACCACCATATTTAAGGTCAGCAACAATAGCAGGAATGATATACTCGTAAGTATCTCTCAAGCAAAGTCTAGTACCTTCTGAAGATGTACCAGTATCACCAGGTATCACAAAGTCAGGATACTGAGCCTTCATCCTACCAACTGCTTCCTCAGCAATCCAGTACTTGTTCTTATCAATCATATCTGCACATTCTCTATACTCATCACGAGCAAGATCAACCCCCTCAGTCATAATCTCATCACGCCATAGTTCTACACCATCAGCAGTACAGGTAGAAACAATTGATTGCTCATACTTAGCATATATCTCACCTTTAATAACAGGAATAGGTGCTTCACCATCAAATCCAAACTTAAGATTGATATCTGTATCATCATAAGTTGAACTAGGAGTAAAGTCACCAGTATAATCTATTGCTGTGATACCTAATTTAATCATTAGGTTCTCCATATTACCTGTCAATCCCTGAGCATTAGAAGCGTTAGCACCAATCTTGATTGGTAAATTACCGTAGTTAGTATTATCAGTATATGTTGTAGTTACCTTAGTACCACCAACGAATAGACTAGTAACACCACTATTACGTACAACAGCGATATGTGTCCAAGTATTTGCTATTAGTCCAGTAGAAGTTATCCTATCAACATTACCAACGTTCCAACGAACACTGTTGTTAACAATCATCAAATATGCTGAACCTGTATCCGAAGTTGAAGTACGGAAGTCAAGAATCATCTGGTTAGTATTAACAGCAGTTACCTTAACCCACAATTCTATAGTGAAGTTACCATCAGGGATTCCACCATTACCAAATGCAAGTTTCTCAGTTGCAGGATGTGTAAGGTATGCACTACCATTAAATTCTAATGACCCAGTACCAACAGCATAATCTAAATTATCAACTGTGACACCAGTATTAGTTAAGAGACTATTAGTAATGTATTCTCCAGCTTGGAATGGTGCACTAGGATCCTTAGTATAGATCCACTTGTTACCAGCATTAGAACCAATAATCTCAGCAGTTGAACCAGATGTTATACCTTTAACAGTTTCACCGAAGACGAAGAATCCACCAGAAGACTTATCTTTATAAGCCATCTTGACAGACTTAAGTGTCTCAGCGTCATTAAATGAATATGCAGGTTCAACTCTTGTTAGATTACTAATAGACCACTGATAGGTAGCAGGTGTTGCTCCAGTAGGATCCTGAATAGAATCAGTAATAATAGCAAAGAAGTTTGTAAGAGTAGATGTTATGCTTACACAAGCAGTTGTAGATGGATTAGCCAGTACAGCACCAGTTGGAATTGTCTTAGTAGTTCCAGCAGCAAATGCTGTATGAGTTCCAGGAGAAGCAGTAGTACCTAGGGCATTAATCACTAAATCCATCAGGGTGGTTATTGTTGAACCAACTGCATTACATACAGGTGATCCAGTATCAACAGTGATTCCACTATCAGTAAACTGTGTCCAACCGTGTGAACTATCTTGTTTAGCAACTACAACGTTCTTCATAACGTCAAGTGCCATAGTCTTCACTTTGGTATAAGCGTGAACCATCGTATCGATGTCACCAGTTACAGTACCGTACTGTAATGTTCTATAGGTTGATTCGTAGATATGATCATTACCACCAAGAGCAGTGTTATATGATAATGCTTCAACAAAGTCAACAATATCACTTAAGCAATGAACATCTCCACCAGTTACTGTATAACCAGGATTCTGTTGCTTGGCATAATATAATGCTTCGTGAGCAATGTACCACTTGTTAGCAAGTAATAAAGTTCTAGCATCAGCGTGACTATTATCAGTTGCAGTATACTCACCAGTAATTGTAAGGTCTCTCCACTGCTGCTTAGTAGTATGTGTCGTATTAATATTCTCCATCCTGACACACTGAATAGCAAGATCTCTTGCTTTGTTCATTGCATAGACTGTTTGAGCAACAGCACCATCAACGTGATATACAACGTTTCCTTGTACGTAAGTATTAGCAATATCCCAAACTTCAGAGTTACCGTCAAACTCTAACTGCCAAGCCATCATATTAATGGCATCTACAATATCATCAATACAATCTTGATTTCTACCTGTATTGATTTGGAAAGAGGGGTAGAAAGCCAACATTATCCCTACGGCTTCTTCAGCAATAAAGTCTGCATTACGTCTTAAAGTGTTAGAAGCATCACCACGTCTGTTATCGTGTTGCCTTCTTAGAGAAGAGTTACCAAAGTATAACTTCTTAAGACGAAGGTTACTACCAGCAGCAAAATCAGTACCAGTTAAGTTATCATAACGAATCTCTTGGTTACGAACTCTTTCAAAATCTAGGAAGTCTTGGTTGTTTGCAGTCTCAGGATCATATAGTTCAACAGGGTTAATAACTGTCTCAGAAATATTATCAAGAATAATATTCGGGAATGTAATTGAAGGAACCCTCTGGAATACAAGACCAAAGAAAGAAGAACTAGGTGATAGGTCTACCTGATCAATAATCTGGTTGGATATATCATCCTGATAAGGAGCAATGCTAGTAATAGTTGCACATATCTTAGAACGTGTAGAATAGATGATATCATTGAACTTAAGATTAAATTCTCCAGTTTCAAACTCAGCAGTACCAGATGTACGTGAAACAACTAGTTCAGTAGTGATAACACCATCTGTTAAGTTGTTTTCCTCAATAATAGCGAACTTACCTTGTAAATTAGTAATCCTTTCACTTTGTTCAAAGATAGTCTTAGAAGTAAGACCACTTACATCAGATAGGACGGAATTAAACCCAGTAGATGATCCAAGGATATTTTCATTGATTTGGAAGGTACCACCAGTGATATCAATAACATCAATGTAATCAACACCAGAATCTATAACCGTAGCAGTAGTTTCAGAAACTAAACCCCTAACAGTGTTACCTAAGAGTGGGAAGATACCACCAAGTTGACTAAATGTCATTCTAGTGATCAACTTCTGTGCATAAACCAGCTCACGGAACTTAATCCTAGAAGGTGCTTTAGGTGCTTCAGTAAAGACTACAGAAGGACCAGAAGTAGAGAATGCAGTACCAGGAGACTGTGCAACACCATTGAGCAGAATAAACATCTGATCTTCAGTTGCTGTGATGGAACTACCCTCAACATTGAGAGGGAACTGGGTTTTAATCCCATTAAAGTCATCAGAAATATTATCAATCTTCTTAACAATAGAGGTTAGAATTTCCTCTGAGTTAGTTAATCTCTTCTGTCTGAACAGTACCTCAGTGTTATTGAACTGGGTATATATGGGTTGTGCGTTAGCAAAAGATGTAATTTGGTTGATATTAGTGAAGGAGTTGATATTAACCTCTTTAATGAGGTCAGATACAACCTTTCTTCCAGAAATATCCTTACCACCAGTAATTGCTAGTTCACCGAACAGGTTAAATCCAACAGGGTGGTTTGTTTCTAGTACAGGCTTTCTCCACTGGTTAATAGGTGTTTGAGACTTAATAACGTAAGAGAAGTTCTGATAGAAGTAAGAGTCTTGTATTTTCTGAACAATTTCAGATGGTTTACCAACGTCATCGATAAATTGACCAGGTGTATTGGTTAGAGATGCAATATTCAGTGTACCAGTAGCGATTGATAGGTTATCAATCAAACCAGATGCACGAGAAACCTCACCAGTTACACGTTCACCCTTTGTCCAAACACCGTCATAGTTCTCAAGTTTAAGGATTCTAGGTCCAATCTGCCAACCTTCGTTAGTAGAAACGTAACCAATTGCAGATGATAGTGCTAATGATGTACCCTGATAGACCTTTTCACCTTCTAAGAACCTAGAAGTTTCAACGATAGCAGTTGCTTTACCACCAAATACCTCGGTGAGTAATACTTGTCTACCTTCACCTTGAGTCAAGAATGTGATATAAGAACCAGATTCAGCATCTAATTTAGTAAGTGATATACGTAATTGGTCAGATTCAAGTGAATTTGCCTCACCAGCGATAGCATAGTAGATCTGAGTCTCAACCAAGCTAGTTAAACCAGCAGAACTTGGTTTTGGTAGGATACCTACAGTAGATCCGAGATCCTCTGCACGTAAAGAGACTTCAGCACCAGTTGTGATGCCGTGTGGGAAGTTGAACTGTAAATAACCTAAGTCAACGTTAACAACGTAGTTAAATTCTGATTTAAGGGTAACTGATGGTTCAGAACTGTATCCTGAGCCTGGATCCTTAATAATAACCTCAGATAGACGATTGTTCTTAACAATCGCCTCTGCTTTAGCACCAGAACCACCACCACCTTCAATTACAACAGCGGGAGTTGAAGTATATCCAGAACCTGGGTCAGTTATCTTGATCTGTGCGAGTAAAGCGGTATTAAACAGCTGAAGGTTCACAGGGAAAGTTATTTCAGGTCTCAGTGTATAATCGTGTGAATAACCGAAACCAAACTCATTATTCTTAAGTTTCTTGATCTTACCGATTGATTTACCTTGTAAGAATACAGATGCACCTGATCCTTCATCAGGAATGACAACATCTAGTACTGCACCAGAACCTGCAAGTAAAGGTCCTAGGATACCTGGTATAGCATCTACATCAATAGAAGCAGTCTTATAACCTTTACCTGCAGATGTAAGGACAACATCAGTTATAACACCTTCAAAGTCACCGTCATCTTGAACAGTGATGTTGCACATAGCACCTTCACCGTCTCCATCAATAGGAACGTTATAGTAAACACCATTTACGTACTCAGTACCACCATTTGTGATTCTAACCTTCTCAATTTCTCTGTTAGAAGCAATATCAGTAACAATTGGTAGTCTCTGATAGAATCCACCTGCATTTACAAGTTTGATATCAGATATTGGACCAATTGCCTTAACTGAGGTTGTTGAGTAAGAAGAACGAGCATTGCCAAATTCATTATTACCAACAGGAGCATTTGTCTTTTCAGGTTCATTTAATAGTCTAAAGGCGAATTTTTTACCAGCATCGGTTACAGAAGTAACTCTGAATGTGCCATCATAAGGAGATTTAATAACGTCAATGAAGGATCCTTCTCCAACTGGTGAATCTGCACCTGTTCTAGATGGGTCAAAGTAATATGAAATATTAGTAACATCCTCATTAATGACGAATTTAACCAACGGAGTTGGTGAATCATCATCAGTAAATCCAGGTGTACCCTCTCTAATAATGTTAATGAATGGATATTCCAGTTTATACTGGTTATCTCTAGAGAATGATAGGAAGTATCCAAGGTTAGATTCATCATCAAGGTCAAATATGTACTGATGACCTCTAACAAAGAGGAATTTAGGATGTTTTGCGTAGATATTAACGTTAGATACTGAATTTCCACTACCAGCAAAGGTTGGATCCTGTACAGCAGTACCTCTCATACGGAATGAGAAGTCTCTTGAGTTAAAGACCTCTTCTACGAAGAACGAACCATTATAGTCATTTGTAGCAAAGTTCTCTGTAAATATGATCTCATCTTCTACAAAATTGTGTCTACTAGAAGCAGAACAGTAAACAAGGTCAGTATTTACTAATGAACCACTAGGAATTACGTCCTTATTAAGTTGTGCAATCAAGGATATCTTCTTAACACCAGTCAAACCAGTGAATGTTGCAATCTTACCAGTAGCATCAACAGCAAACTGAAGATTAACAGCATCGGCATCAATGGTATCTCCTTTAATGAATGAAGAGTCTTGATATATTTCTTCGATCTTGATAGTGTAATCCTCAGCTGAGAATTCTTTCCAAGAAGCAAATGCACCTAAAGTAGAACCACTATATGAAGTATTTGCTAAATCTACCTCATATATGCCAGATGCAGACAAATATGCCCAAGAAACAGCACCATCAGATACAATACCAGTTGTATGAGTAGGTGCAATAGTACCAGATGTACCAGGAGAGGTACACTGATATAGCTTCTTATCGTTATAAACTATGTCTTCTGTAGCATATACAAAGTTAGTTGCCCAAATTGGATCGGTTTTTTGCTCTGTAAAGTTCCATTCAAGGTCATTTACATCATTAGCAGTTGATTTTAATAGTTTTGAAGTGTCAAAATTACCTGCAATCTTACCAATCTTGCAAGAATTGGTTCCAACTTCAACAATTGTTCCATATCCAGAGACAACATCGTTACCACCAATTACAGAATACTGTTGTAATATTGCTCCTTTAGTGAAAGTAGCGTCCTGATTGAAGTTAATTGTCTTAACAAGGTCAATTAACTGATATTTTGCATCTCTAAAGTAGAATTTTGGTACAACAGTCGTTGTAAGAAGCAGTTTCTTACCACCAGGAGTCGGAATAGTAGCAGTTCTATTACCAAAATTCTGATCTGTTGATGTTACGGTGAATACACCAGGTTGATGTGTAGAAATAACATCACCATAATCAAGAATCTGAATACCTGCAGGACCAAGAACCCAAGGATTCATTGCTACGTTCTGGGTATTAAACGTATAATTGCTCTCAGAGGCGATATTGAGAGTATGTCCTGTCTCAACATCATTAAGATTAAAGGATCCTAATGCTGTCTTGTCTTTATCAACCTTATAAATGAATCCTTGTGCAATACTATTAGTACCAGTAACTAAAGCAGAAGTAAATGTATCATCATACTTAGCAGTAGGTGAGACAACTAGGTTATCAATCCATCCAATCCAGTTATTTGTTGCGTTAGGAGTTGAATTAGATCCAATTGTTACATCTTTAAGGTTAATATCAACTGTTGTACTTGTAAGTACCTGTGTTTCAATACCATTAACATATACACGATACTTGTAATCACCAACACCTACACGATCTTTAACTAAAGCAACGTGAATAAACTCCTCGTTATTAAAGATTGCTAGGTAGTTTGCAGCAGTGGAGAATGTTGTAGTACCAGTTATATCAATCCAAGTCTTACCATAGTTGGGACTTGTCTGATCTGCATCAAGACCAGCTTTAACTGTATTACCTATAGCATCAGTTACAGTGAAGAATTCTGGTTTTGTGTTAGCAGCAGTATACTGAGCAGTTGAAAGTGCCCAAAATGCTTCTACAGTATAGCTTGTAGCAACATCTGATCCATAGAGCATCGTCATAGCATTAGATGCATCTAGTTTTACTGAAGAAGCACCATCATACTTCTTAGTATCATCAATTACAGCATTACCAGTTGCATACCACTGTTTGTTAGTTCCAGTAGCAAGAGTATCATTATATGTGTCATCAGCAAGGTTATCAGCAGTATTCCAGTTAAATATCGCTAACTGATCTGCTTCTACCTTATTACCAACAACAATTGTGTCACCAGAACTGTCGTTAGATACAGCAATTGCTTTAAATCCAATACCATCAGTCTCAGTTGCAGTTGAAGCAGTAATTACTGTACCTGTATTCCAACCAATCTTAAGAGTAGTGGATTCAACTTGATTAAATGCTCTTTCTACAGAACAAGATACATCAACATTACCAAAGATATCAAACTCTACACCACCATTATGAACAGCATTATAGGTTCCAGTAGGAACAAATATTCTACTTTGCTCAGCTGCTGTAAAGTCACCATCATCAAACTTGGTGTATAAAACACCATAATCCTTACCATTAGTATCTTCTGCTGTAGCAGTTACATATACAGCACCATATTCATCAATGGTGAATGTTGGGTTCTTAAACTTATAACTGGCATTAGTGATCTTTTTAGACCATACAACCTCAATAGTTGCAGTATCATAATAAGTTTCACCAATTATGATGTCAGATGTATTATCAGGTTCAGATACACCACAGAATAGGAAAGTATCTTTAGATTTCCACTTTATCTGATGTAAATGCTCACTAACATCAGTAGAAGCAATCTTACGTTTCTCCATCATAGATCCATCAAGATCTAATAATGCAACCCACATATCATCTGGTTGCAAGGAGTTAGCATCGGTATAACCACCGATCATAGTTCTACCGTCTTGATCTAATGAAATAGTAGTTGCATAATCTCTTCTTGTAGCACCAGAGATACCAGCAATATCACGTTGCCACTGAAGAATACCATCAGGGTTATTTGCATTATCAAATCCTGAAGTATACTTAGCAACAACAATATCTGGGTTGTAAGTAATATTTGTGATGTTAGTAACTGTCTCACCAATTACGTAGATATTATGAGGATTACTATTCTCAACATATAAAGACTTCCATCTTAGTGATTTTGGACCAGAAGGTACTGTAGGTACTAGGGTTCTCTGCCAAAGTAAACGACCATCACTATTAAACTTAGCAAGAATACCACAAGTATCACCATCAGCAAGATTTCTTTCAGCAGCAACGTAGATAGTACGATCATCAGCAACTTGAACGTCATTTATAGAAACAGTACCAGTTGCTTCATTCAAGAATGATAAGAAGTAATTTGCCTTCTTATATCTCTGTGGATGTGATACACGAATCTTAGGTGGATTTGTTGAGTCATATCCAGAACCAGAGTTGATTATATTTGCTTTCTTAACAGCACCCGCTTCAGTTCTTTCTAAAGTTAACTTGAAATCTTGTCCAATTGTAGAAATTAGTTCATATGTTGGAGGAAGTTCAGAAGAATAACCAATACCTTCCTGTGTAATGTTTAATTGCTCTACACCAGCAATAACCTTAACTTTAAGAGTTTTATTAGTATCATCAAGAACAGGTGTGCTCTTAACGATAATTTCATCGTTAGCACGTAATTCGTGTTCAGTAGCAGTTGTAATTTGTCCGTAAGGTACGTCATTAGTCATATAAGACGAATAACCTGCTATATCAAGACCTTTAACTGAATTGACCTTAGCAGATGCACCAAATCCTTGTGTGTCTGTATTATCAAAATATAGTTTGTCACCAACCTTATAAGAGATACCTGGGTTCTCAACAACAAATCCATCAACCTGAGCATCCTCAAACTTGGTAGTAGTCTCAATATCAATGTCCACCTCAGATCTTGTAGAGACTCTAGGGTAGTAATCAAATAATTGTAATACGGGTTCTTCAGCGATATTGATTGGTGTAGTATCTTCAAGGTTATTGATTACACCGTCTCTATTAGTATCTTCAATTTCAAAGATAAGTTCCTCACCAAGTTCAGTTACAAGGATATCAGTGTCTTGGTTTGGTTGACGTTCAATATCAATATCAACATCTTCGTAAGGATCACGGAAACGAACAACATCATCAGGAATATTTGTCTGTACAGCATCCTGACTGTAGTTCCACTCATCTGCCTTAGAATATAACTGAGGACCAGCAATATATGGGAATACTGGATTACCTGCATCAGATGCGTCAATTGAGATAAAGTATGCGTATACACCTTCAGGGAATTGAGGTGTCTTACAGAAACGACCATTATACTGGTCTAGATCACCATATTGGAAAGTATACTCAAAATCTTCGATAAATGAACCTGCAGGATAGTCACTTAGTAAAGGACCATCTGAACGAACTGGATTAGGGTTGGTTGCTAGGTCATATATTAGAATTGGCTTGATACGGTAAGAAGATCTAATACGACGTATACCAGAAGACTGGTCAGTAGCATCTATGTAACCATAAGGACCATAAATGGGGTTACCATCAAATGCCCATCCGAGGATTGGTGAGTGTTGCCATCCTGTAGATAATTCTTGTAATTGTTGTGTTGCTTGGTTCTTAAAGACATTATCACCCAAAACATAACGCAACTGCTTAGGATCTGATAAATGTGCGTATTCACCACCATATTGAGTGTTATATCCTGCAAATACGTAACCACGTGCTGTATCGAAAGATTGACCTAACTCATCTTGTAGGTTTCTTGTCCACTCAAATACATTAGCGGTAAACTCTGCCATTTCACCAACTGCTTCTAACCTTACAGTTGTTAGACCAGTAGTATATCCAATACCTCTGTTAATAACAGAAACACCAATAACCTTACCTCTATCCTCTCCAACAGTACCAATACTTGCTTTTGCAACAGCACCATAACCATCACCATTGATTACAATCTCAGGAGCAGTGGTATATCCCTTACCTGCAGCAATGATAGCAATAGAAACTATACGACCGTTAATAATGATTGCTTGTGCAACAGCACCTTCACCAGAGTTTAACTTAATAGTAGGAGATTCAGTATAAGATGAACCTGCATTATCTACACTTACAGATTGAATTGGACCTCTTACACGTGCAGTTGCGGTAGCACCTGCACCGTTTCCACCTGAAATAGAGACATCAGGTTGAGAAGTGTATCCTTGACCTGGGTTTTCAACCAGAATCTTAGAAACTACACCATTAGTAATAACAGCAGTAGCAGTTGCACCGAATCCACCACCACCCACGATAGAAACAAGAGGACTAGAATTGTAACCAGTACCCCCCGCAGAAACATCAATTTCACTTAATTGTCCGTTAACAACAACACTAGCAGTAGCACCTGTACCATTTCCTCCACTAATTTCAATAATAGGAGGATTCGCTGCATCATATCCCTGTCCAACATTAGTAATATTAATTCCAATTACACCACCATACTTAATCTTGGTTTCTGACTTATATGACCACGCAGATACACCATTAACCCACGCACCAATAGGACCAAAGTCAGTATCTTCCCGTTTAGAGATCGTATTGATAACTCTAGGAATACGGATCAGTTTACGCTGGTTACCTGGAAGTAGTGCAGATCCTACAAAAGGACCAACTTCATAGTTAGGAATACCAGAAGATGCTATGTAAGCATACGTATTGTTGAAGAATGTATTCTGTACGTTTGTAGTAAAATCTCTAATTGCAATACTAATTCCCTCTTCTGGAGACTTACCTTTGTTCAAGTCAACAGATAAGAGGATATTACCTTGAGGTGAAGCATCTGCAGGTGCAGGAATGTTATACTCAAAGATAAAATCACTAATACGTGATGTTACTAGGAACGTACCGTTGAACACAGTTGGGTTTGCACCGTAGATAGTAACAGTGTCACCAACAAGAAGACCGTGCTTATTAGAGCAAGTTACGGTTGCAGTCTGATTATTAAGACCACCAGGTACAACACCATCAACATTAATCAGTTTCTTGACGTTATATAACCAAGAAGTGATACGTTGATCCACAGAAGTAGATCCAAGAGATGCAACGTTTAATTTGTCACCAGGTAGGTAGTATGAACCAGTATCTGTCAATACGGTGGATTTTGCATCTGCAATACCCAAAACACGCATTTTTATCTCATTTGGAAGACCACGATTCACATATACAAAAATTTCTGAGTAAATTGTGGTACCTGCGTCCCAATCCTCCACAACACCGTTCTCAGAACGTGTACATTCGATGAACTGGTTAAGAGTCTTCTCCTTGTACTGTACCTCCTCATTGTCATCAATAAGGATTGTACCGTTTCTTTCTGGCCAACCAATCGTAGAGTCAACAGTAATGATCGATTCTGTAGTGTCAAGTGATTCTACAAGAGTTGTTTTGTAAGGTATAGTGAATGTACCTTGTAGTGTTTCCTCGGATATAGCAAGTTCATATATGGTTCCTACACCAGTATTGATGGAAATAACGTTCTCAATCAGTGCAGATGCACCTTTAACATTGATATCTACCTGATCTACATACTGAATTAACTGTGAATCTAGAAGATCAGCTGGATCTCCACTCATAAGTTCCGCACGAAGTACTGTATCTACGTTCCAAGATGCAGCAGATGGCTTAATAACCTCATCTTTTGGATAAGATACATCCACATTTTCAGAGAATAGCATCTTAAAGAGGTACTGTGTAGAGATCTTCGTACCTTTAGATGCGTAGAAATCACTAATAGTCTTGATAATTTGCGGAGCATTTACCTTTTCATAGTCAATTTCCGCATTAGGAAGATATTGATTTACGTACCTTCTGTATAATTCCTTAGCAAATAGTGTATCGAGGTTATGTATTGTAGACCCAACCTCGTGAGAAGACTGAACAGTATCCGCTTCTTTAGAGTAAACTTGATTACCTTTCTGATCAAATGAACTTACAGATGAAACACCACGCTTACAATTAACAAAAGCAGATGGTTGATATCCAGATCCACCATTATGGATGGTAAATCCAGTAATCTCACCAAATCCAACGTCACAAGACGCTTCTGGAGCAGGTGGAGCAGCAATAAAGACTTTAGGTGGTTCTTCATCTGAGTATCCACTTCCAAAACTGGTTATATTGATATCAGTAATCTCTCCGTTGAATATGGTTGCAACAGCAGTTGCTCCAGTACCACCAGCTGGTGCACCAGCAATATCCTTCCTATTATCAACAATATACACAGATGGAGCATCAGTATAACCTGCACCACCAGTTAATAGTTCAATATTAGTAACTCTACCACCAGTAACTGAAACATCAAGTATTTGAGCACCTACAGGATCGATAATCTTTGCCCTAGGTGTTGTTACATATCCTTGTCCACCTGATACAATAGTAATTCCATTAACACGTCCATATTGATCAATAGTTGCAACAACGTTTGCTCTTATAGCATTATCACCAGTTGGTTCATCCAAATACACTAATGGAGGTGTTGTATACCCTGAACCACTATCTACAACAGTGATAGACCCATCTTGGATGGATCCTGTGTGAAGTGTTGGTTGAGTAATGGTTGCACCACCAGGATTAACAAAACTGATAGATGGAATCTTATCGTAACCACTTCCAGAACTGTCTACAATGAGTTGTGAGACCCCTTCAATAGAATCATCAACAATTGCCCTAATTTGAGCAGTCTTGCCTTCAGGATCCACTGGAGGGTCAACTACAACGATAGGAGGGTTGTTAGCAGAGTAACCTTGTCCTGAAAAGAGTAATCTAGTATCTTTAATACCATTTACTAATGCTTCAGCAGTAGCACCGAATCCTGGACCTTTAGTAGACGCAATACTGATCTTTGGAGCAAAACTTAGTCTATATCCACTACCACCATTCTTAACAATAACCTTATCTACAACACCTTGTTCAATATCTGCAATAGCAGTAGCACCAGCACCGAACTCAGGTGCTATCATCTCAATAGATCTGAGATTTATGACTGAATTCTCTGCAACATCATTCTTGAATATTAACTTATCTTCGAAGATAGTAAAATCTTCATAAGGACGCTTTTCTACTCTGTCTACAACAACTATAGTTGAAACAGTTGATAATGGAGTATATTTGTTATTATTGTTCGTTAAATTAAATTCTTTAGAATCACCACTAACAGTAATAGTGTCTATAGAACGTACTGGGATGCTTGTGTAACCAATAAGGTACCGAATAGTATTAATAGCACCTGTAAGTTCTCCTGTAGGGGGAGCAGGAGGGTTCTGAAGACGTATCTTATCACCTTCGATAAAATAGTCGATATTTGGGAATAAAAATTCGTTATTTACAACAACTAAGAGATGATCAGCAGTTTGTGGTGAAACTGGCTTACCTAAAAGTCTAAGATTAAATAAAGTCTGACTATTATCAAATTGTGAAGATATTGGTTCAAATTCTTGTATTTTACGATCAAATTCTGCCTTATTAACACCAGGAGTGAATACAATGTCAGGAGAATGAGTAACAGACTCGTAATAAATTACCTCATTATCAATTTGTACCGTACCATCTTTCTCTAAGAAATAATTAACGTTCTCAGCAACAATATCCTTTTGAGTAGGATCAACCTTCTCCAACACAGCAGATTGTGAAGATAGGAAATTAGGATCAAACTCTCCAGAACCTATATCAGTGTATCTTAAGATATTATTCAGTATGTCATACGGACGACCTGATTTCTCTTGAGATCTATAGTATTCTGAAAGAAGATTGACAAATTGTTCGTTATCTTCTCGTATGAATGCAGGTATCTGGTCCTGCACCCTATTTGAGACGGTAATAGCCTTCATCTGCTGTTATTCTGCTATTTTATTGTCTTAGAAACAAGAATTAAATTCTGGAATCTCAAAGACGGTGGTTGGGTAATCAATGATATTTATTGAGCTTCCATCGAAGTTAATAGCGTTGAAATCGAACGGATCGAAGGTTGGAACGTTAGTTCCATCAATTGTGTAGTCGATGGTTTGTACAGTTGGGTTAAAGATCGTAGGATCTAAACCTGTACCGACGTTAATATTGCCAGAAGCAGGGATAACTGTAACAGGAACCCTGTTAGTACCATCAGGAGTACTAGCAATGTCAACAGGTCCAACACAGACCTGTCCACTCTTATAATCAACGGTTCCTACATTCTTTTTAAGAGTAACTTCAGTTTCATCAACTTTAGTTACCATAATTAGAGTTCCGTAACCGTCATCTCTTATATTTACGGGTAATAATGCTGTAGTATCATTTGTAAGTAAACTTGTTGATGATATCTGGTTAGCATTAACACCACCCTGTATATTTAACAGTCCTTCCGTATAACCTGTGGAATAGAAGGTACCTGTCTTCACTGAGGAGTATTTTGGTACACAAGTACCATCTCCAGCACCAGTTGAACCTTTATTTCCACCTGAAAGGTCATTTGGATTTGCTATTTCATTATTAAAGTCAATACACTGTGTAAATGTTTGACCAAAATTGAATCCCTCAATGTTCATACCTAATGACATATGAGTGATATTTCCACTGATCGAAGGATCAGAGGAATCTATCATCGATTGGTAAGCACTGAGGTCAATGCGACCATTGAATCTAGTAGATTCTGCTTGACTATTGTATTGATCGACAGCTCCCAAAACTTTAGACGCAACTTCATTATTTGAGAGTGTAGTTTTATTACCGTCAAAGAACGCCCAAGTTTTTGGTCTAATGTATAGGGTAATTGGATCGACAATAACAGGTTCGATTGCTGCAATCGAGTATTTAAGCAGATTGTTCTTGATTCTCTTCTTGGTTGTTGTATTAAGTAAGGCACCTGATTTCGTACGAATGGATATGTAGACTTTTCCGTAAACTGGTGGACTTAAACGTTCACCACCATAAGCAGTAACGGATTTTGCCTGTGGGTATACTTTTTTAGTAATAAATTCATAGTCAGATTCAGTTACTGCTCTGTTTTGACTATTAAACGCTCTAGGAGCGTTGAATTTTATACTTAAGGTAGTTTCTACGTCTTCACCATCCTGAGCACCGTCTATGGTCACCAGAGAGATATTAGACGAAGATACAAAGCGACCTTCTGAGTCTATCACACGACCAATGAAACTAAATTGCTTACATCCGTTAGCTTTTGTTCCTTCAGTACGTACATACTTTAATTTAATGACTTCACCCGCAATTAACTGACGACAGATAACTCCATCACCAAAAACTACGCTATAACGTTGATCATCAGTCTCCTCAAGGAAGTATCCACGAGTAGTACCATCAACATCAACAATATTTTGTACCAAATTATATGTATCAATCTCTTCAGACTGTGCATTGGGTGAAATAGAGACCGATAAAAGGTCTGTATCTACCTGATCAGCAGGAATTAAGTAAGATCTCTTCTTAACATCGTCAACAGTGTACTGATACTCTATAGTGTTACCTTGATTGATAACCACCTTAGTAAAAACAGCAATACCACTAGTTTGATCAACTGATGCTTGTAAAGCTGATGGTAAAGTAAATGTAAATCCTTGTCCACTTACAGAAGATACAAAAACATCACCAGCTTGTAAAGATACTGTACTAGGATAGGATGTACCAGATCCAACAGGTTCTGTTTGTATAGCAAATCGTACACAAGCTTTTGGTGCTTTAATAGATCTAGGTGTATAATTTAATTGCTTTGCAATCTTTACAACATTATCTCTAATAGTTGCAGACTCTAGAAATGCCTCATTCATCGCCATATTAGCGTTGAAAGAAGCGTAGTATGTGTTATATGATAAAACGTCAAGTAAATATGATGCTGCAGATCCGTCAAAATCATAATCTGTGAACTCATCTCTAGTTCTCAGGTACGATCTAATGGATTCACGTATCTCCGTAAAGTCTAAAGACGTTAAATTTGATGGTATTGCTGCCATTATGTTTTCTCCAACAAGAAGTCTACAGTTTGGGTAAGAGTTTCACCGATAATAGTGTAATCAACCTCAACTTCGAGATCATTGGTATCAGCTACCTCTAATCTAACTTCATTAATAACAACACGTGGTTCAAATCGTGAACATACGTTAAATATTTCTTCTTTTAATTCCTCAGCCATAAAGACATCGAAATTTTCAAAGAGCATCTGACGTAACCGTGATCCTTTAGTTGGTTGGAAAGGTCTCTCTCCAAACCCAGTCAGGATCAGGTTTTTGATGGATTGCTTAATAGCGTTCTCATTTTTAACCACAGAAAAATCCTCAGTATTGGGGTTGTTTTTCATCCCTATACTGAGGTCACGGAACTGCCTCGACAAGTTCCTTTCTGCTTTAAACCTATACGCCATTAGGCGGTATTATTGTATTCGTATTTCTATTTAGTCACTTTCCTTGTCCTCGGTACTTCTTCCTTGCTTTGTTTCTTGAAGTTGCACTCAATTTAGTGTGCTTACCCATCCCTTGACGGGTCTTTTTAGGTGTTGCTTCAACAAAGGTAGAAGAACCCCAAGCACCTGATTTGGTTTTTACTGCCATAATGCGTTTGCTGTTTCTATGATGCTAACACATTTGGACTACCAAATGCAACCACTGATGAACAAGGCCAACTTTTACCTGGTTTTCCATACCCAAGGGGATCCATAATACGTCCTATTGGGATCTTAAATGCTAAAACTGACTTTGTAGTAGCATAAAGGAGTCTCCAATGTCCTTTACCTAGCATATCCTCTGTTGTAATGAGACTGCAAACGGTTGGAGTTGGAATAACACAAGTTGCTTTACCACAAGGACAAAGATAATTGATAATATTGGTTGTTGGTGATAAATGTGGTATAAATTGATCACCAAAGATCATAATTGGTAAACCATTGACGAGAACCGTTGCCCTCATTGGGTTTATGGCAGTAAGTGGGACTAGTGGCATTGGAGGCCACATACAAGTCTTCTCCTTAACAACAATAGGCAGCTGAATCGGTGGTGTACCACAAGTCTGTGTACTGTGTATTGTTGAAGGAATAGGCACACCGTGCCCTGAACAGGGTAGTCCATTATGGTGTGCAACTGGTCGTAAGAGTCCTAATGCCATTATTGATCTTGGTTAGTTAAATCACATTCATCGAAATATGGGTTACCCCATCTCTTAATTGAATCTTCTAATAGGTTTGTTGCTCCAGGTAAGTAGTTTGCCCAGTGCATCTTGCCATTCCACGGTCCTATTTCTATGTATGGATTGTCTTCTGTAGTTTTACCTGTATCAAATGCTACTGTAGAGTGCACAACGTTCTGTAGTGCAGCACATTGACCATATTCATTAAGGTTGCTGCTCTGTACCCACGTAGAGGGGTTAGAGAAAGGTTGCCCTGTACAGATATCATCACTTGCCAAACCATTACCATTAGCATCATATCCACTATATACGTCCAAAACACCATCAGCAACAAAGTTATGCCAACAAAGATCTGGGAATTTGTTGTTGGTACAGCTATCTAACTGGATAGTATTGTACGTATGATTGTATGTTTGACCATTCATAGTATCATAGATGCTTATAGAACCACTTCCATACGCCGTATAGTTGTCAGGACCAACCCAAGTAGCGAGTTTCTCGAGCTCTGTTCCATAGAAATCGAATGTAGTTTCATCACCAGCACTAGGAACGAACGTATAATTACCACCACCTGAACTAAAACACCGTCCTTTTACCGAAGAACCACGTGTACAGGAGTGAGATTTATCATTTGGACCAGCTGGGCGTGGTTTTGTGTAAGAAGGCTTGGGTAAAGACTCCAACCAATCTAAGAATCTCTGGTTAATTACCTCACCTTTTTGGGAAACATCACCTTCACACCACATTGATACACGTACTTGAGCGAATTCTTCCTTACTTCCGCAATATTTGTAAGGTAGATACCCATAAGTTGTGCTTTCACCGTACTGATTGAATGCAACATATGGACAAGGTATGTCAAAGAAACGCCTAACTTGATAAAATTTGGTCTGAAATGTCTCTAAACAGTCTCCACCAAACATTCCAGGCATTCCAGCAGCCATTTTACTCTCAACATAATCAGCATTGTCAACAGAATTCGATACAGAATCCGAAATAAACGCATCATTCTGTCCCCAAGTTGCATCAGCGTTCAAAATTTGACTCTGATATGCTTTTGGATCAAGATATGTGCTTAAATTTGTCCATCCTTTACCTACACCTGGGTTTAAACACGCAACAGGTACCTGATCACAGAATTTTGTCTTTTCATCAGGGTCATAATCAGTAGCTTTAATGTACCCAGAGACATATTCAGACTGAATAGGTGTGTTAAATTGTTTAAATGACTCTTTTGCGTATCCTAAACCTTCACCCCAAGCATCTAATGCTGCTTTATCTGGTATATTTTCACCTTCAGTATCAGATTTTAGTGATCTATCCAATTCTTCTTCAAGTCCCACAGCACTTTCAGCAACATATGAGTCACTACGAGTCTTTTTATCACGTTGTACTACAGAGATCTGTACTTCTTCACCAGGTTGATAACCAGCACCTGGGTCAGCAATGGTTACTGTCTTGACACAACCTAATGCATCTATAGTAACAGTCGCTTCTGCTTGCTTAATATTACCAGTATATCCAGCTTCAGTGATATATTGTTGATTTTTTACGTTACCTGCAACGTTTGTAGCATCATAACCTGCCTCTTTAAAGTCATCATTAGTCTGATAACTGATTGCAATCTCTCCAGATACGTTATCTTCGAAGGTTTCTGGTATATGAGACGCAGTATCAGAGTATCCTTCTTGTCTTGCAAGGTCAGGAATAGAAATAACCACCTGTGGGTTAGTATAATCTCTACCACCATTGATGATTTCAATAGATCCTATTTGTCCTGCATCATTAACTGTTGCTTCTAGTATAGCTTCATCAAAATCTCTTTTGGGTATCTTTGCTTCATTATCAATTTCTACCTTATAATACGACAATTTCTTTGGAAATTCATATACTCCAAAGAAACACGCTTTGTCTTTTATACCATATCCAGCTAAAATTGAAGCAATTGCTCCATTATCAGAGTTAAATGTCTGTTGATATTGGAAAGCATTGCCATTTTGACCTGCTATAGGTTGTAATCTCATATAACCACATCTTAATTCATCACCAAAATACCTTACACTTTGGATCAACCAACCATTTATCTGTTCTCCAACCGTATAGAACCCATCTTCGTTCGTATATCGGAAGAATATCATCAAATCATCGGTTCCTACAGCCCAAAATGACTCTTGAAGACCACTTCCAGCTGGTGCATCGACTGCAATATGTGTTTTTTGGGTCACCCACGCATCTTGACGCATCTGATAGTAATAAGAGTGGTAAGTTGTATGCGGGTCGTGTGGACAGTCAGCAGTAGACGGATTACAAGGTGCATCAGTAGTGATCAAATTGATGCCATATATGGGTCCAGAGAAGGGAAATACGGTATCATACAAATAATACACGAATTGACCCTCAAAAGCGTCGTGAAAACCCAAAAATCGGGGTAAAGCTGCCTTTACAGCACCATTTTTGCCATAATACCACTCAAAATTGCCTTTTTCATCGATTAATTCGGCATTATCGGGGTTTCCCCAACCTAAAGTGCTTGCAGGGGGTGATTGTTCGTTATAATCTTCCTCTCCATAGCCTCCATCTTCATCCCATTCGTACCAAGTTGACCTAGAAACCTCTCCAGTATTGATAGGTTTACCTGATTCAACAACCTGCTTCTTCTTACGTGGTGCATTTCTAGAGAACACATACCCCAATATACCTTGATACTTGTATGCCTGATCTAATGGTAACTTACAGTTAGGTACACCAGGAATGTCCATCTCTAGGTTGTACTCATTGGCTGGGTCTGTAGTATAGAAATCATCGATGATATCTAACCTCTTATAATGATACAGAGGTATTAGTGACTCACCAGGATGTGTTACACCTGCAGAGACTGCTGCAGCAGATGAAGACCAGATATGTCCTAGACTAGCAACTGAGTTACCTGGGTCATTAAGTATACTTGTAGTAAGTGAAGCATTGCAATCACTACCGTCTCCATCCTTAAAGCATATCTTAGTATTACTATCTTGTAAGGTAAACCCTGCTGAGTTACCATTAGTAATGGTACAGTTGTATGTTTGACCACCTGTAATCGTAGCAGTCTGTGGAACTGCAGTACCAGTCCTTCCACTTTGAGTAAATGATATATTCAGACTAGGAATTGCATATGTTCCTAATGCAGTACCAGCAGTACTAGGATTATCGTTCCAACTAAAGTTAAATGTAATCGTAGCGGTACCTGATCCTGTACAAACTAGATTACCACTTGAATCAAATGATGCTGCTACTGTACTAGCACCACTAACTGTAGAGAAATAACTATTAAAGTTTGCAGCGTCATATAATAAGAATAACTCTTGATTACCAGTCAGACTCTTCTCTGAAAGATAAAAGACCTCCCTCTTATTCCTAGGTTCTGCATTATAACGTCTAGGATTAAAAGGAACGCTATCAGGTAGTTCTTTTAAGTAATGCCAAGTATGATCTACTCTCCTACAAGAGAACCATCTCCATAAAGGTCTTCTTTCCGCATCACAGTTAGCAACGCAAGTCTCAACCTGTGTTCCGATATAATAAACTTCATCTTTTCCAAATTCATATGATCCAGGACCACTTCCTTCCACCTTAATCTGATACCCACCAGGACCGAACTGGGCGAATGCTTGATGATCTTCAGTTGTATATGAACGGGAGTATTCGTGTGAATCTACGGGATTCTGATAACTACGTCCTGTCTCTATCAGGTAAGCTGGCATTTAGGTAATGTACCTCCAACTTATTTAGTCGGGCATATAGATCGTCAAACACTTCTTTTAGATTAGAATACTTATCTGTTCCTGGTATCTTATACTGTATCATCTCTGCTCCACGCTTTAAGAACGCTTCGTGAGACTGAGCTTGTTTGGCAAGAGTCTTGATGGATTCAGCAATCCTTTCAAACCTCCATTCCAATTCTGCTTCATATGATTCAAATTCAGGGATTTCCATAATTAACCTAATAATGCTAAATCTGAGAAATCACGCTTGATACGTGGTTTCTTCAGTCTTTCTTGTTCTTCCTTAAACCATAGGTCTGCTTTACCGTCCCAATACTTTTCATTGAAGTCACGCTTAATACGATTAAGCTTCGTTCCTCTAGCTCGCAAGCATTTGGATATACTGTTAAAACCAACTTTCAACTCATCTTTAATCTCTACCCATTTCTTACCTTCATCGTACATCTTATAGATCATATCACGTTTCTCATCAGCAAGTCTAGGTGCACCAGGTAATCTACCCTCTTTCCTAGCTCTTTCTTGACCATCTTTTACTAATTGTCTAAAGTGTTTAGGATTAGCAGTTTTACGTAGACCGTGTATCATATCGTGATGCACAGTGCATACAGTTATAAGATTGGTTTCAGAGTTTATGAATTCTTCACTCACTCCAAATTCTTTAGCCGCTTTATCCCCTTTGGGTATAACGTGGTGATGATGAATATCAGTGCTACCACAGAAAACGCAAAAGTCAAGTTTCATTTTTATTTAAAAGTAGTTTAAATTTATTACAATACGTCTTTCGTCAGTTGAAGTCGTTCCGCAATGCATCATAGATTCAGGAAATGTTACTAACCTGTTCCCTACTGATTCAATTTTCGAACCATCTTCAAATAAGGAAAAACCATCGTTATCATTTATATAGTAGATTGAGGTCTTTGATTCCCCTTTTTTATCATCGTTTATGTCGTTATGCATTTCAAACTCACGGACAGTATCCGCAACTGGGGTCATATTCGCCTTCACTCGTATAATTGCCCTCGGTTTAATCTTGTTTATTAATCCTAGTATAAGGTCGTACTCAGGGGTCATAGGAACCCCATTAGAGTACATTAGGTTAAACATATGCCAGTTATACTTCTCCTTCTTAATTAAGTCAGGATCAAACATCTGGGCAATATGATTGGTCTTCCTCCCATAGTACCAAGGGAAGGTATCTGCTTCTATAGCCGTTCTTAGTTGTCCATATTCATACGGATCTAAGAATCTATCATTAATCTCCATAATGTTGCGTCGCTCGGCGGAGGAGGGGTTTTAAGGGGTTTACTACTCTAAGAAATCATCACCAGATTCCAACTTTGTTCTTATACTTCTCCATATCCTCTGTACATTTTCAAGGGGTTTGCCACCACAGACCTCAGCCTTGTATAACAAACACCATTTGCCAGAGTTGCATATTAACTGACGTTCTTCCTTAGTGAACGTAGCAGTCCATTCAGTCTGCGGTTCCGACTGCTTGCTCATTATAATAGGGTTGTGTGTGTTCGAGTTTTTTGAGAATGCTGTTGCAAGTCTCGTATGCTGCGTGTTTGAAAGGACCAATGTGGTTCATTTGATAATACCTAACAGCATCATAACACAATTTTTCCTCTTGTGAAGTAAAGTCACTCATTGTTGGTTTTCTCCAATAAAATGGTTTCGTTATCTACACTATATTCTACCTCATCACCTGCCATTAAGTCAGCTTCTGCGAATATTGCGTCTGGTAGAATGACGTACAGATCCCCTGTATGGTCATCCTCCAAGATCTTAGTGGTAAATCTATGCATCTTTTCTTATCACGTAGAGTGTCTTCGGTATATAGGATTGAACTGACTCTATCTTTGAGACATCAAATGCTAGATGATGTAATAAGTAACCTTCTCCTAGGTATACAGCACAGTGATTGAGACGTTTATCCAATCTCATCACCAATATATCAAACTTCTGCAGATCGTCTATATCAAAGACTTCTCCCATCTCTGATGTTTTCAGTACAGACCACCCTTCTGCCTCCCACAGGTCTTTGAGGAACTCTTTGGCGGTGAAACTGTAGTCTTCTTTGCAGGTATGGTAACCAATGTCCTTACCCATATCATAAAGAAGGGTGAAGCAACCTCCACCCTTAGTCTTAGACCATTCTCTGCCAAGGTAGTGGTAGTACTGGTCTTCTAATTTCTTGCGAACCTTTTTGGTCATTTTTATACTGGGAAATTTTTTATATATCTAGGTACCATTTATTGCGATTTCGATAATATATGCCATCCTATACTTTTGTAGGTTACACTTAGTGCAAAAATTAATATAAGCAAAATGTTAATTAGTGAGTGCAATCGTGATTAATTTGTGTTACTTAGTGCGTGCACTAGTTAGTATCACTTAGTCTCCACGATTACGTGCTAGTTTGTGTTACATAGTGGGGCTACGAGTTGTTAATACTTTCCTCCTCATATTGCACGTCATAACATAACCCTTCCGCAATGAAATAATCGCATAGTTGTTGATACTGAAGCAACTGCTCATTTAGTCCACAATCTATTAAGAACTGTGCCAGGTCTATTTGTTCATCAGGTGGCAAATTACCCTCATCTAATAGATCCAAATAGATCGCATATTTACTGGGAATGTGTATAGTCAAGATCCAAATCTCCAAATGAACTATCACTAACCTCGACCAGATTAGCGTCTTGATTATCACTATTATCAAGCATATATTCCACCCATTCTTTACTATTAGTGGGTTTAATTTGTTTGTCCATTTGTGTTAGTTTCCTGGAATGATTGTGAGTTGGATTGTTTATAATCAAGTGCCTTATTACGCCTTGATTTGTTTCTCTTTTCTCTCAAACTTTTTGGTCTATTTGATACATACGTGTCGTTACGTTTGTAAGTCCTTCCCATTGGAAATTAGAGCGAGTTTGTGTTAATTAGTGTTCATACAGTTAGTATAAACGAATTGTGGAAAAATGTCAAGCATTTGTGTCACAAATATGTGTGTCCCCTATGTGTTGACAACTGTTCCGTTCTTATATATACTCCTAACACCGCTATTCCTCGTGGGGTTTATAACATTTAAGAGCATCAATATAAAACACTAAAGTATGTTTATTTAACCATTTATTTAATCCACAAAATATTACTTAGTTGTGGAAATTGTGTGGAAAACTAATACAAACTATACCCATTTTAGGTTATTACTTTGATCGTTTAATTTGTTTTTGTCAATGTGAATAACGTTCTGGTAATCTGTTCCGCCTGGATGATAAGCAAGAGCACATAATCGTGCACATCTTCTTACAACTGTCTTACCATTTTGTCTTAAAGTAACACGTCTATATCCATTTTCGTTTAAATGTATCTTTAATTTCTTCCATTTTCCCCACTTAGTTGAATATATCTGTCCTTCGTTAGATACAAAATAGTCCTCGTAATTAGGGATAGGTTTGTATAAAATACCAGCATCATCTTGATAGGTATCGTTATCAATTTTTTTAAAGGGATTCATAGCGTTAAATGATAATTAAGGGGTCAAAGTCCAATGTTAAATGTTAAACTAATACGGTTACCTTCGTTGTTTTGTTGATACCCTCGCACCATATTTGACGGATATAAACATAAACAACCCTCTGTAATTGGTACTGTTCCATCTAACATATTGAAAGGGGTAATTTGTGTTTGATTGTATTGAATAACTGGGTAATGAGTTGATGTTACATTGCGTTTAAATTGTAATGGTGAATGTAAATTAATATCCCAATTTACAAAATAAGTTGCACTATAAAGGCAATTACTTTGTTCGTGTGGTGCATACATTCCACCCTTATTTGTCAACTCTAAAGTATCATCAATTATATTAGGATTGTCTCCTAGATCATAACATAGTGATTTAGAGTTTATATCAACAACTGCTTCAATTATGTCCTCCTTAAGTGTTAAGAACTGTTCTAGGTTAAGTAAACCTAATTGACCTAATTGTAGCACCCCATTGTTTATATCTTTCCTGGAACTGTTTGTGACATCTTCAGGCGACAATTTGCTGATATAATCTAATATAGTCTGTTTATGTTGTTGATGATTAGTGAGAGATTTTACCCCTACTGGTGTCATAAACATACCATAAACTGTGCATTCATTCTTATCACTTATGGATGAAAGATCGTCCGATAAAATGTTACTATTGTCCATAACGAGTTTGTAATAAAAAAGAGGGGTTATTTACTCCCCTCATTATATATCATAGTTTGATACCTTGTCAACGTTTGTTATACTTAACCCGATCATTTATTAAGAAGTAATACTTAATAATTGGGGTAGGATTGCAAAGTTGTTTGTAAGTTTCTTCGGTCATTTTGTAGTTAGTTTGTGACATTTTGGCAATTTAATTGTGGTTTAGTTCTATACCTGAATAGAAAGGAATATGTCCTCCTATTTGTAAATTAACGTACCAAGTCCAGTCTCTTTGAAATACTCCGCTACCATAATGAAATTCATCCAAAATAGCATTTAAACGGGATTTCGTAGTGTTGGACTGCCATCCGCCGTCAAATAGTTTAACAAAATGCTGAGATACCTTACCAATAAGGTTAGAATGAAGATAAACAAGAGCGTCATTATCAGGTGTGATTTCAACTCTGGTGTTGCCTGAACTCCAGTTTGATCTGCTTCTGATTGCTCTGTTCATTGCTGCTTCAATCTTTCTCATAAGTTAAATGCCTTTGTTTGGTATGTACCTATTATAAAGGAAAAAACCCCTGATAACAGGGGTTCTGTGCCACTTATTTAATTGTCATAGACTAAATGTAAATTAGTCCACACTAGGGTAGAGTTCATCTAGTAATGCTAATATGTCATTACCATTAACACATTCATCAAATAATTCAACTAGGTAAGAGTTGTTTTCAAGGATGGATTCTGCCATTTGATTGTTAATTAAGGGAACAGATTAAGCAGTTTAAAGTCATACTTAAGGACTGTAATCACTCAAACAAACTATCTAAATGTTGTAAAAACATCCAGGAATAGTTACCATCTTCGGGGTCAATTCCGTCCACTAAGTATTCTAAACATAGTGCTTCTGCATTGCGTGGGTTATTATTATCAACGTGTACTTTCATACGATTGTAATAAGTTTCAGCAATAAGATCAATGGATTGTTCTCTCTCTGGGTTTAATTGTTCAATGCTCATAATACTTTAGTTCCGTAAGTTTGGATGAGTTTGTTACTAATAGTGTACCCAAGTCTGGGGTCTTTCTTATTACCAACTGTCTTAAATTGTCTCTCTAGGTTATCAATTAGTATGCGTAATACGTCATCAGCATTCATAACCCAAACTTCAACTACCTTGCCTAAATGATACCTAGCAAAGAAGTGTTTGTGATACTTACCTATCTTATCTTCTCTAAGATAGTTAACTTGCTCCTCCCACGAGTTTTGTACACTTATGCCATTATAAGTTGCTGTGAGTTTCTTACCAATAGTTGACTTATATTCAACTGGTAAGTTATTCTCATCATAGGCATCTGCACCTGATAAAGTATCACTAACTCGGTGCCCAAGTATGCTCGCTAAATGTATCTCTCTGCTTCGTGCATAACTGAAAGGATCTCCCCAGTTATTTTCGTCACAAAGTTGATACATTGCTTCGAACAGTTGTTGATACTTTGCTTCGGGTGATTGCATCTTGTCAATAACAACATTCATTAGAACATTACCTCGTTAAATTGAATCGGGTCATTGAGTAACATATCAACACCATTTGAGACCATTAGACGGATTTGTCTAAATGTTGTCATTTTGATGGTGTCCTTGTCAAAGTTGTCACATAGATCAATTACTTGAAATACTGCATTGGTGATCTCTTTAACTGAAATTGATTCACCCTTGTCGTATCCTTGAAAATTGTCTCTTACAACTGTTGGAACTGCATCAAATAAATTCATTTAAAATCCTGTAAAATTGATTGTGGGAATGACCTAGTAATTTCGTGCTTTCTCTTCTTAGAAGCAGTTCACGAATCTTTAGACCTAGATCTTCGTATCCACGTTAGTGATGGAATCGAACCATCCCCCACATTTATAATATACTTGATTTTAGGGTTGAATGGGGTTTGGTTGTGTCAGTTCTTGAAGTGTCCTGTTCCTCTCTTCCCAACTGTCAACCATTGTGCTATTCATAACATTGATTAGAATGTTAACACCCATAAAGATGCACACACATCCAAAAATGAATCTAATCACGTTTGTTAACCTCGTAATAATCTAAATTTGTTGCAATAGCAACACCACACACATAAAGAGCGTATGCACCTCCAACAATAACAAATAATTCAATCATTGTCAATTTCCTCCTTAATGTTTATTTGAAATGAAAATTTATCGTGGTCATCAAATAGACCACAATTTGCTATAGTATCAAATATTATCTCTGATACTACTCTTAAATCCTCTGGAAGTAGGTTACCATTGAGATTAATGGTTCCATCATCATTGTAGTTAATTTCACCATTAAATCCATCTGGCATTAAATCTTCTCTCATTAATACTTACCTCCATTGTTGTTAATGTCAAGTACAGTTTCATTAGTTACGTTATCAACTAACTCATTCAATGTTTCCTCATCAAATGTATATTTAATTTCATCACATAAATCTTCTCTATACTCAATTTCTCTTAGATCTTGTGTTAGAGTTTGTTTAACAAATTGCTCTAAAGATTTGTAGTCCATACTATCAACTTGTAACTGAACATACTGTTCAATTAGTTCATCCCATTGTTGTGAAGTTAGTTGTCT